ACTTGGTTTCCAATCTCACTAGTGCTCTTAAAACCGTTGGTTCCAAAGTATTTTCTTCTGCAAAACTCGTCGGGAACAACATCTTAGCTGGAATCACTTCAAAATTTGGAGAAATTTCCACGCAGGTTGTAGGTCTCGGCAGCAAGATTGCAACGTCTTTTTCCACTCTGATCGGGCCGATCTCGGCATCCGGCAGGGCAATCAGTATTGGCCTTTCTTCTGGCGTTTTGAGCCAGTTCCCGTCTATCATCGCTGGCATTGCCGGGCTTATCGGTCAAATTGGAGCTGCATTTATGGGCATCTTGCAGACGATCGGCAGCGTCTTGACATCTCTTGGCATCCCAACTGGTGTCATCATGATCGCTGGCGGCGTCGCAATTGCAGCCGCAATTGCAGGAATTGTCGGAACGCTTGTCGGAAAGCACGGAACAAGTTCCGCTCCATCTGTAAACGACAGCTATTCGAGTTATCCTGGCACGAGTGATTACGATTCTGTTAATGGCTCCACTACATCCGTTGGGAGCTACTACCCGACTTCTTCCGCTAGTGGAACGAGCTCCGCAGAGCTTCGTAGTGCCGTCCACGATGGATGCTATAACGCATTTCTTGACATCTTCCAGCGATATGGAGATGAAATCACTGGAGGAAAGGAACTCAAGATTTACCTCGACGGGAAGCAGATCACTGCGTCTGTAGAAAAGAGGCAGTCGGAGCGAGGAATGCAAATTATGGGAAACGAAGTTTACAGCTACTAAGGAGGTTTACGTTTTATGCAATCTCTCGTCACAGTAAATGGCAGAGAGCTGCCTGAGCCTTCCTCCTACGACGCTACAACAAGCACTATAGTCGATTCTGGACGAAACGTACAAGGCAAAGTCGTTGGGTCTGTGGTGCGGCACGATGTTGCGAAGATTTCCCTAAAATGGAATTATCTTACCGCAAGACAGTGGGCGGATGTCATCGGGCCGTTCACCACAAACTTTTACTGCACTGTTCGGTTTTATAACCAAGCAACTGCAAGCTACACGACAAGGCAAATGTATGTTTCCGATAGAACCGCCGGAATGTGGAGGCGTTCCCCGTCCAACGGAAACGTTATGGGATGGGTCGGGACATCCCTTAGCCTGGTTGAAGTTTAAGAGAGGTGATTATTTATGGGCTTTCTGCCTTCCGACAAGTGGCTTGAACAATACGACAAGACACTTGTTCCGGAGATGTTTGTTCGCATCACTTACCACGTCTCTGACGATAAGGCCCAAGCAGACGCCATTGCCAGCTCTTCCAACCAGGCTTTATTCAGCAACACGTTGTCTGTCACAGACCTGGATTCTGCTTCTTTGGCCAATTATGCCACCGGAGAACCTAATTTGTGGGTCCTTGACGGGAGCAAACTTTTGGTCCCAGGTTCAGAGCCATACGAGAACGCTGGGTATTTAAGTATGGATTGTGTTTCTGACACAAACCATCCGATTATCACTTTCTCTTTCAGCAAAACACACACTGAAAGAATCCCCGGAATTATAATCGTATGGTCGTCTGTTTTAAACGAATTTGCAAAATCTTTTAGGTTGGCGGCTTATAGCGGAAAGGAGCTCGTTGCGTCAAAACAAATTGACGATAACCAGTCGGTTGAATCCTCTGTAGATTTTGAGATTTCTGGGTATGATTCAATTACCCTTGAAATTTTGGAATGGTGCATCCAAGGCCGTAGAGCTAGAGTAGAACAAGTTGAATTCGGCCAACGTATTCAATTTAACAAAGCAGACTTGCTCTCCTATACGCACGAATCGAAACGCGACCCGGTTTCCGGTCAGCTTTCCAAGGATTCCGTTTCGTTTTCCGTCGATAATTCCAAGCAGCGTTGGAACCCGGTAAACCCGGGAGGTCTTTACCAATATCTCTACGAACGTCAAGAGGTTTTTGTTCAGTATGGCATGGACATGGGAAATTCAATCGAATGGATTGATGGAGGGAAGTTCTTTCTTTCCGGATGGACAATCCCAGCAAATGGCATAACAGCATCGTTTGACGCCAGGGATGCTCTGTCATTCCTCCAGGATTCTATTTATACCGGGCACACAAGCGGAACGCTTTACCAGATGTGCTTTGATGCATTGGAACTTCTGGATGTTTCCGGGATATCTTACGAAATTTCGGAAGAATTAAAGAACTATTCTTCCGAAATTTCCTCCGATGCTTCCTCTTATAAAAACGCAGACGTTCTTCAGCTTGCTGCAAACGCAGCCGGGATGGCTCTTTACCAATCCAGAGATGGGGTCATTCACATTGAACGTGTTCCTCTTGTTCCAGTCACGAGGTCTGGTATTGAGGAAATATCGCTCTTGAATAGCTTTAAATACCCAGAAATAACGTTTTCGACAAAAATAAAAAACGTATCGTGTAAGGTTGGCGGCGAATCCGTTTTTTATCCAGCCGGAGCTAGTGGGAACGGAGCGACCCAAAGCATCAATAATCCGCTTGTATCGAAATCTGTATCTTCTAGCGCAAAAAATGCGTTGACCGAAACATACGCGCTTCTTTCTAACAGAAGAAAGGTAAACCTGGAATTTCGTGCAAGCCCTCATATTGATGCGTTGTCTTTTGTTAGAGCAAACCATCAGTTTGGATATGCATCGAACGTTCTCGTTACGGATGCCAAGTATACCTTTAACGGATGTTTTAAAGGTACGATGGAAGGATATATGGTGGAAAGTGCGAGTGCCCTTAGACTTGATAAGGACTCCGTTTTTGTGGCTCCTGGAGAGACCGTTCGTTTAACCGCAACGCTTGTCCCTTCCTCAGAGGATTCCCCAGCAATCGGATGGGAAGCATCTCCTCCCGACGTTGTTTCCATTTCCGTCGTTTCCAACAAAGGCGGCGTTTCTGTTTGCGACATTTCTTTTGTTTCCAGTGGAGATGCCGTAGTCACAGCCTTCGTATCTTCCGTATCTGCAAAGTGTACCGTTATCAGTCAGGCTCCGTCTTTGTCGGATATGCCGGAAGGATCGTCTGTTTACATTCAAGAAAGTGGTGCGGATGTAGAGTTTGTTGTCGCAAAACATGGGTATGAGCCTGGTTTAAATGGTCCGGGGAGAACACTTCTTATCAGGAAAGAACCTCTTGCTGAAACAGTGTGGAACCAGACGCACGTCAATACATACGACGGAAGCTCCATCGACAGGCTGTTGAAGGGAGATTACGCAAACAGATTTAGCGACACCGTCAAGTCCGCAATGGGGCTTACCTCTTTCTATTACACGGTAGGCGGTAGCACTACGGAAATCAGAACGCTTTCTCGCAGTGTTTTTCTTCCGTCTATTTATGAGATGTTTGACCCGGAAGACAAAAACGCAGATGTTTATGTAAATGGCAGTAACCCGTTTTTTAAAAAAGAAGGTTCTGTACTACCAAAGCAAACCCGAAATGTTTTTGTTCAGTCTTATGATGATTCCGTCAATCGTCTTATCCGCAGATGGTCACGCTCCCCTGCATGGCGAGATTATTCCGGGAATCCCATTCAAGGCCAGCTTGTTGGAACATACAGTCTCGGAACAAATAATGGAGGCAAGACGTTTTTCTATTCAGAATCGTATAACGCGTGGAGTTCCAACAAGTTCAGCCCCGCTTTTACGCTTCCGTCTACGACTAAAGTCGGTAACGACAAAAAGATTTTGCTTTAAGGAGGGACTATGGCGATTTGGATTACAGACAGAACCCAAGACGATGTTGACCGCCTAAAGTTCATTTATGGTAAAGCCGTAAACGGGACCTGGACGGATGAGGAAAAAGCGGAGTGGCTTTCCGGTATGAAAGGGGCTCTTGACTACAGAGATTTTTCGAGAATAGAAACCGGCATATCCGAGCTTGCTTCACTTCTCGGTGCGGACGTAGATGTCAAGACGGACTGGGACATAAACGGGTATCTTACCACGTCAGATGCTACTAGGTGGCTGTCAAATGTTGAATCCATCCGCTCAAAAAACTCAGGGGATGCCAAAACTGCGCCGACACCTACGTCTATGGATAGGCTTGGATTCGAGACAATGAACCAACTTGAAAGCATTTTGTCAGACATAGAATCAATCGCCAAAACTTACGTTACTTTTTCTGGCGAATACATGGCTGGGGAGGACCAATATGGTTTTTGAAGACCGCATATCAAAATATCCTGGCAGGTGGACGTTAGTCCGTGAGGATGGGTCGTCTGAAATTGTAACGCTCGTCCGAAACGACGAACCCATAAAGGACGGCACACCAATCAACGCATCCACTTTAAATGAGCTGAGTACAGTTGCAGGTGCCATCAACGCAAAAGAGGAAGCCGTTTCGGCGGCAAATTCCGCTGCGGAAGAACGTGCAAAAGCAGAACAGGCTGCAAAAAATGCCGCAAAAGACGTTTCTGCAATTGTAAAAGCAGACTCCGAAAATGCAGCTTTGTCTGCTGCTGCTGCCAAGACAAGCGAAATCAATTCAAAGCGTTCGGAATCTCAGTCTGCTACTTATTTGCAGGGCACAAAAGAATACTTTGAGCAGGTCCGCACCATCACCATCGGTGCACAGGGGTGGTACGCCACGCCGGAAGCTCTGAAAGCCGCTGTTCCCATAGGCGAAAATGGCTGGTGGGCGGTCGTTGGCACCACCGACACCATTTGGACGTGGGACAGTGACACGAAGTCGTGGAAGGATAGTATTCAAAAAGCGGACCTTTCCGACTACTACACCAAGGCCCAGGCCGACGCCAAGTTCGGCACGCCGTACACCCTGCCGCCCGCTACGGCAGACCAGCTGGGCGGCGTGAAGGTGGGCGACTATCTGGACATTGCCCCGGACGGCACCCTGAGCGGCAAGACGCTGTATGATACCATCGCGGCCAGTGTGGCGGTCAAGTCGGAGGCGCGGCTGGTGTGGAGCGGAAAAACAACGATTGGGAGGAGAAAAACTGAGACAATTAACGTTCAGGACGGTGTAGATTACGTTAACCTCCGCATAAACGAAACTGATTTTAATCTTACCCCTGGTATGACATATGAAACTGGCAGTTTTGGCGCGGGAAGTCTCAAGGTCACAGTATTATTTTCGGCCGACAAAAAACGTCTTGAATGTACCCTTACCAATACGCTGAATACTGTATCGGTTGTATTCACCGGCTACCACTACCCCACCTTGGCAGAGCTGCTGACCGAGACGCAGGCCGCGCAGGCGGACACGGACGCCCTGGCGGTAGATCAGGAGTACCGCGTCGCCCTGCTGGAGCTGGGACTGACCGATGACACCACCACTGACACAAGAACCACATAAGGAGGTAAAAACTATGTTGTATCGTATCTGTAAACGCCTGATCGAGCGCGGACAGACCGCTGGTCTTGCGGACAAGCTGGACGTTTTCTACGCCATTGGCCGCATCACCGAGGCCGAGTATAAGGAGCTGATCGAGCTGCTGGAGGACAAGACCGGCAATAAGAACAAGGAGGCTTAAATGAGTAAAACAATCATGGACGTTTCCCGCTGGCAGGGCAACATCAACTGGGACAAGGTCAAGGCCAGCGGAAAAATTGACGGTGTGATGCTGCGGGCAATGGGCAACAGCAAGACAGGCGTACCCAGCAAGCCGTATCTTGACCCGACCTTTGAGCGCAACTATGCAGAGTGCACTCGGTTGGACATCCCGGTGGGCGTGTATGGCTACTTTAAGGCCGTCAACCGGGCAGAAGCTGACAAGGAGCTGGCCCTGCTGAAAAGCGCCCTGATCGGCAAGACGCTGCGCCTGCCGGTGGCTGTGGACGTCGAGGACGCGCTGCCCGCGAAGCTTAGCAAAGAGGTGCTGACCGACCTGACTGCTTACGAGCTGAAAACGGTGCAGGACTGGGGATTTTACTCTATCTTGTACACCTACCTGAGCTATGCAGACAAGCACCTTTACATGACCGGCGCGGCGCTCAAGCCCTATGATGTGTGGCTGGCGGCCTACCGTAGCCAGAAGCCCGCCACGGTATACCCCTATGGGATGTGGCAGCATACCAGCTCCGGCAGCGTGCCGGGCGTTGCCGGCAATGTTGACCTGTCCATTGCCTACAAGGACTATACCAGTATCATCTGCAAGAAGGGCCTGACCCGTCTCCGGGAGGGCAAATGACCGAAAAAGAAGCTCTACTGTGGGTGCTGGGCATCTTGGGCAGCCTGTGCGCTGCGGTCATCACCATCGACAAGGTGCTGGACATCATCCACAAGTACGTCAAAAATGCACAGGCCCCCGACGATGCGCAGAACAAGCGCATTGACACCATTGAAAAGCGACTGGCTGCGGTAGAAACTGTTTCCACGCAGCACGCCGCGGCCCTTAGACGCGATTTGACGCGCTTTGACGGCATCGATGAAGAAATGCGTCTTGTCCTTGTTGGCGTGCAGAATCTTCTGGATGCGCAACTATCCGGCAATAACCGCGAAGGTATGCAAAAAAGCAAATCCGATATCAACAACTACCTACTGAAAGGAGTAACAAATCATGGAAGCAATGCTTAACTTTATCCCCGCCCCCGTCGCAATCGTTCTTATTATCGTCGGCTTTGTGGCTTTGGCTGTCGGCGCTATCCGCATGGGCTATAAGCAGCTGGTCAAAGATCTGGCCTATGACCTCGTGTGCAAGGCCGAGGACAGCATCATGGGCAGCGGTCAGGGCGCAAAGAAAAAGAAGCAGGTCTTTGACGCGTTGCGTGCGGCCTGCCCTGCATGGCTGAAGCCTATCATCACGGATGAAGTGCTTGACGCGGTGATTGAAAAGGCCGTAAGCCTGATGAAGAAGGCACTGGCAGAAAAGAAGCCTACCATCAACAAGGAGTAACCCATGATCGAGCTAAGCGTATCTCTCGCATCCAATGGCGTCGTCAAAGTGCCGGGCTATGAGCAGCTGGTGCGCTTTGGCTACACCAAAAACCGGGGCGTGTACCGCCTTGCAGTCACCGCTTCCGGCGAGTGGAAAGGGCTGGCTATCCGTTGCTTCTGGCACGTCCCGGACGGCAAAGACCCGGCATCCTCGCTGGTGGTGGACGGCTATGTGGACGTGCCCGCCAGCGTGACCGCACAGCCCGGCAGCGGGTGCGTCACCTTTGAGGGCAGTGACGGCACCCGCACGGTGACCAGCGCAGATCTGCGCTACCGTGTGGCTGCCAACTCCGGCACGGAGAACGGCAGCATGCCGGAGCCCGGCACACCCGCCTGGCAGGAGCTGGTGGATGCCGTGCACACCGATGCCACCGCCGCAGAGCAGGCCAAGTCCGATGCACAGACGGCAGCACAGCAGGCCGGGGCATCTGCCGAAAAGGCCGCTGCCAGCGAGAAAGCTGCCGGTGACGCACAGAAAAAGGCCGCCGAGAGCTTGCAGGAGCTCAATGACGGCATTGCCAGCGGAGATTTTAAGGGCGAGCCGGGAGCTACCGGCCCGGTCGGCCCCGAAGGGCCACAGGGCGCACAAGGTTTGCCCGGCCCTCAAGGCCCCAAAGGTGACCCCGGAGAAACCGGCCCACAGGGGCCGCAGGGCGAGAAGGGTGACACCGGCGAGGCGGGCCCTGCTGGCGCGGACGGCAAGGACGGAGCACCCGGCAAAGACGCCACCGTGGATGCCACCCTGAGCCAGAGCGGGCAGGCAGCTGACGCTAAAGTGACAGGTGACGCGCTGGCGACCAAAGCAGTCATAGATGACACCACAGTCGGCACCGACGCCTGGAGCAGCAAGCACATCGTGGACGTGCTCTGCCCGCCGCTGGAAGAAAGCGGCAACCCTGCTGTGTGCTACCCGGTGGCGAAATATCCGCTGGGCTGTAAGGTGAGCTGGAAACCGACGCAGGAGGGCGAGGGAACGCCGTATCCGGCGGGTGGAGGGAAAAATCTGTTTAATCCCGCATGGATGCCAGAAAGAACCTTGAACAATGGATTAACGTGGACAATAGCCCCCGATGGCACTGTAACAGCAACTGGAACGGCAAATGGGGCTTCATACTACAACTCTGATTATTTTTCGCTTCCTGCTGGTACATACACGATTAGCGCAATGTCGCATTTTCGTATATCAATTCTCAATAGGGATGCAGATGATGCTCCTACGATTGCCGCGCAAATTATTGGACAGCCATGTACGTTTACAGTAGAGAGTGACATACAAAAAGCCACCTTGTTTTTTGCCGCATCTGGCACACTGGATAATGCTTCGGCAAAACCGCAGATAGAGAAAGGCACGACTGCTACCGCCTATGCACCCTACGAAAACATTCGCCCCATCAAAGGACGTGACAGCGTGACGGCCGAGCGGTGCGGGGAGAATCTGCTGGATGTGTCCCGCGTTGCCGAGAACAAAGACTGCACGGTAGATGACAGCACCATCCACGTGGTAGATACATCTGGCTGGGGCGCTAGTTATATTTTGCTTGCAAGAAAATACCCCGCAGGAACGTACACTATTCAGATTGATGCTGATACAGCAGCACATGGGCGCTTTCTTCTGCGCGGCTATGATGCCAGCGGCAATATGGTGGATGTATCTATTCTGCCCAGAATGGAAGGGTATGATACAATCCACAATACCTACTATAAGGCTACATTACTGTATCCGTACAATCCGTCCGGTACGCACAAGGTGATAACATTTACGGTACAGGGCGCGGCTTATTTCCAGGTGGGCCTTACTGGTGGCCTCTCTGCGAAGGAAACATCGGCTGATTTAAAAAACTTTGCACTTGTACCCGGCTCCACCTCGCCCACCGAATACACCCCCTACACCGGCCAAACCGCCATCCTGACCCTACCGAGCACCATCTACGGCGGCACGGTGGATGCTGTGACGGGTGATGGGAAGGAGACGTGGAAAATAGCAACCATTGATGCTAAAAAAATCAAATTCTCATCTTATGGTAATGATAGATTTTGGAATTTGCCGTACCACACAGCAGATGGTGCAACTAGCGCATCTAAAATTATATGCAGCCATTTCATTTCCTCTAAATTTTCAGTAAATGAACCATATGCGTTCTTTTTCACGCAGCCAAACCGTTTGCAGAACTTGTTCTCAAGTGTAGATGAGCTGAATGATTATTGTGCTGCACAATATGCCGCAGGAACGCCTGTGCAGATTGTGTATCAGTCGCTGAAAGAGCCTGAACCCTTCACTGCCACAGGAGCGCAGCCTATCCCTGCTCTGCCCGGTGTAAACACCCTGCTGACCGACGCGGACAGCGTGACGGTGACCGGCAGAGCAGACCCCATCAAGCGCATCACTGACCTTGAGGATGCTGTGGCATCAATGACCAACACATAAGGAGGTACATACATATGGCAATCAAAAGCAGATCTCGCCATGATTTGACGCTGCGCAGCATCAAGCGGGAAATTGCAGCAGGACGCGATGTGGCCTACTGGCTGGATAAGACTTACGTCCATCTGGACAGCGGACTGCTGACGGAGGACGACATCGCAGAGGTGGAAACTTTGGCAAAGGCGTACTATGATGCACTGGACGCACAGGACAGTGCGATTGATGCACCGGACGATGTGACGCAGGAGGAATGACCATGAGCAGCACTACATACCATTTTCGGCACAGCCCGAAATTGTACGCCATCAGCAACCATTTTGTTGATGTCAACAAAATGGTGAACCGTCTCGGTGTCGTCACCGCTATGGTGCGCAACGCCGGACAGCTTCCGCAGCCCTTCTGGCTCGGTGCTGCCTGTGGCGGCGGCTCGTGTAGTGCTGCCCCCTGCGCTGCAAGGGCTTGACCGACAGCAGATGACCGCAGCCATCAAAAGCGCACCGCTTGGGAGGGTAGACCGTAAGATAGCCTTACTGCGGTACGTCGAGCGGCTTCCGCTGCCGGACATTGCAGCACAGACACATTACAGCCGGACGGCGATAGGCTACCGGCTGAAAAGCATTGAAAAAATGCTGAATGTGTGATATACTAATCATACGAGATGGTGGATAGCGCATACACATCCATCATGAATGTATGCAAGAGACCAGCGGGTAAACGTTCTTCCGCTGGTCTCTTTTTTTCAACCCCCGGTGTTCCGTTTGGAGCATCGGGGGATTTTTTTACTTTTTCTTCAATTCCTCAAGCCTGCTGGAAAGTTCTTCTTCCCATCCTTCATGTTCTTTAAGGTACGGGGCGTAGATCAGTTCTTCGGCCTCTTTGCGGGCCGCAACGGCTTCCTCGACCGTGTCATAGCTGCCGAGATGATATTGCTTGCGTTGGAAATTGATATATGCACGCCATCGACCGTGGCAGTCTTTACACACGCCATTTGCGCCAGAAGTGGAATTTTTATTGATATGGCCTCCGACCGCCCTTGTGCGAATCGACATAAGGGAAGAGCCACCCGCGTAAGCTGTGCTGTGAATTGCCCCGGTTTTCTCTCCAATGTCCCTGTTGCAATCTGCGCAATGCTGGATTCGAGAAAGCCTTGTGATCTTTACGGCGGTTTCCTTCCCACATTTCGGGCAAATAGCACGGCACAGAAAGCAGCCTGACCTCTTTTCGGGCAAAACTTCCAATACTTTCCATCCGTTAATAATCTGTCCTTCTTTTTTCTTCGCCTTTCGTAAAGCCGTCTCCGTCATGGCTGGCTTTTGCCCTCGATTCGCGCAAGACAGACAGCTTCGGCTTTTGCCAAGACGCAGGGAGCTGTCATACACGTCTTTTACCACTCCGCACTCACACTGGCATGTGTAGTAGTGCGGCTTTTCAGACGGCGCAAGCACCGTCCACTTTCCAAAATGCTTTCCAGTCAAATCTTCTGCCATAACATTCTCCTCAGATCAGCCCATAGTGCTCGGCCAGCAGGAAGCGGACGTATTCCGGGCAGTCGCGCTCGCCCAAACACCACCCCTGCACCGTGCGGCGCGGGATGCCCGCACCCTTTGCAAAGGCGGTCTGGCTGATGCCGGATGCCACCACCATCTCCCGCACGCTCATGCGGGAGACGTCCCAGAGATGGGACAGGCGGGCGATCTCGGCGTCCAGATCGACATGCCCCTCGGCATCGTCCGGGATGCTGAGTGTAACGTTATTGATAAAGATTTCCTTCGGCTGCTTGGCAGCCATGCCAAAAAGTTCTGCATTGCTGTACATAGTTGACTTCCTTTCTTTCGCATGATAATATGTTCGTGTACCTCCATGGTACGTCTTTCACAAAAGCCCCGTCAAGTGTTCGCTGCACTTGACGGGGCTTTTTTATTTAGCACATTTGACCGAGGAGCTTAATTTCAAAGTCATCCGGGGTCATGCTGTTGCAGTATTCAAACGCAAGATGGTTGCGTAGGAACTGCTCTGCCTGCTCGGCATTTGCGCCTACCTGACGGTGCTCCTCGCTTGCAAACTTTTTGCAGGACACGCTGAAAGCAAAAACGTGGTCATTGTTTTTAGGATCCTTGAACGCTTTTTCTGCGATTGCAGCATCGCTTTCATCAAAAAGACTAAACGCGGTAAGCGCGTCCTTCACCTCGTTATACGCGATCATGCGGCGGGCTATCAGGCTCTGCGCTTTCTTGACACGTTCCGGGTCGCCACATCCCAGCAGATAAGGAGTAGTGGTCATTCAACTTGTTCTCCAGATACTCAAAAGCAGCCTCCATGCGTTCAACTTCAAAATTCGTCATAATAAAAAACCTCCATGTTGTTGTGTGTTGGTGTCTTTCACTGTCTTTATTATACGCTCATTGAGCGTATAAGTCAAGCCTATTTGTAAAATTTTGTGCTCAATGAGCACTTTTTTTCTTTTGGCAAAATAGAGCATTTTTGTCCTTCGTTGTACCTTCGTTGTCTCTCGTTTTCTCCCGGTGCGGTACACTGGGCGCAATAGGAGGGATGAACCATGAGCTATTATCCGACACCCGGAGCGCCCTACGTTCCGCAACAGCCTGTCAATCCTTACGGCGGCATGGGCACGGTAGGGCTTGCCACTCCCCTGCCGAACACGCAGATGCAGCAGGCACAGCAGCAGCGTCCGCAGCCGATGAATGGGCAGCAGCCTGTTCAGCAGTCGGTACAGGACGGCGGTTGGTTGCTTGGCAGACCTGTGTCCAGCAGGGAGGAGTTTTTGGCGATACCGTCCGACCTGTACGGCAGACCGACTTACTGCCCGGATTTGCGCAGCGGTGTGATCTACTGCAAGCGGCTTAACCCGGACACCTGTGAATCTTATGTGCAGGAGTTTTACAGCCCGGAAGCATGGCGGCAGATACAGGCGCAACAGGCACAACAGACCGCTGCACCGACACAGCAGTATGTGCCTATTGAGCAGTATAACGCCCTCGTCCACAGGCTGGATGAACTGGAAAAGTGGCAAAAGAGCTTTTCTAAGCCCGCTGCCACAGCAAAGAAAGGAGAATAAAAATGCCCTCTCCATTTGACATGATTACGCACAGCCCCATCATGCAGCTTGCAAATTTGGCTCGTGCCGGGCAGAACCCGATGGGGCTTATCCAGCAGTTAAGTGGGCAGAGCGCACCATTTATGCGCGGACTGACCCTAATACAAGGGAAAAGCGAAAAGCAGCTTCGCGCAATAGCGGAAAACCTTTCAAAAGAATATCACATCGACCTTAACCAATTGGCGGGTTCTTTGAACCTGACTCTGCCCCAATAAGCATCCCTCTAAGCGAAACGCTTCTCAGTTTTGCGGACTTGACAAAAACCGCTTTTGTTTGGCTTCGCCCATCGCACACGGCGGTGGGATAGCATAACGCAAAACTGAAAGGAGTTTTGTTATGGACGATTTTGCAACTGGCTATCTGGCTGGGCAGGACGGCGGCAATAACAACGGCGGATTCTTCGGCAACGAAGGTCTGTGGGCGGTTATCATCCTCGCCATCATCTTCGGCTGGGGCACAAACGGCTACGGTCGAAACGGTGGTGACAACGGCATGAACAGCTACATCCCCTATCTGGTGGGCACCGGTGCAACCGGTCAGGGCGGCGCAGATACTCGTGCGGCTCTGTCTGAGGGCTTCTACCAGCAGGACACTTCCCGTTCTTTGGCTGGCATCCAGAGCGGTATCTGCTCTCTTGGCTATGACCAGCTGGCGCAGATGAATGGCGTCAACGCCAATATCGCAAACGGCTTTGCAAGCGTGAACAACGCTATCTGTCAGCTCGGCTACCAGAACGCACAGCTCGTGAACGGTCTGGAACGCAGCGTGTCCAACGGCGACAACGCCATCAGCCTTGCTATCATGCAGGAGGGCAACGCACGTCAGGCGGGTCAGACCGCTATCCAGACGCAGCTTGCGTCTTGCTGCTGCGAGAACAAGCAGCTGATCGGCGACCTGAAGTACACCATTGCACAGCAGGACTGCGCTACCCGTCAGGCTATCGCAGACAACGCCCGCGCCATCGTGGACAACTGCAACGCCAACTTCCGCAGCATGATGGACTACTTCACGCAGGATAAGATTGCCACTCTGACCGCTGAGAACCAGAGCCTGAAGTTTGCCGCTTCTCAGGATCGTCAGAATGCGCTTCTGACCACCGTGATGTCCCAGCAGACCGATACCATCCTGAACCGGGTCAACCCTCGTCCGATTCCCGCTTATCAGGTGGCAAACCCCAACGTGGGCGTGAACTGCTGCGGCTGCTGCTAACCTACACACTCCCCGATAACACCGGGTGAACCATCGGGGCAGGGGTAAGACACCTCTGCCCCTGATTTTTTAGGAGGAAAACATTATGGCTTGCAAAACAAGCTGCAAACTCTGCCCGCACCTCGTCATCTCGAATGCGGTCACGTTCGCTAATGATACGCTGACCATCAATATCCCTGCTGGCGCATACCAAAACGGAGAGCGCTATTGCATTGTGGTCGCCCAGAGCTTGCCGGACACGACCACTATCAACGCCCCGGTGGTCATCACCATCGGTGCAGGAACGACCGCATACCCTCTGACCGACTGCAACTGCGCTCAGGCGACCGCCGAGAGCATCCACACCCGCACCCGCTACGCTACCCGCGTGGCAACGTCTGCGACCGGCACCGGAACATTCAAATATCTTGGCTGCTTCTGCCGCTCCCACGCTGGTGCGCCTGCGTCCATTTCTTGAGGAGGTATAGATTATGGGCAAGAACAATTTTCGCCGCATGATGATGCTCCGTGAACACGACAAAGACCGTGAGCCGGAACGTGACCGTCTTGAGGAAGAGCGCGACCGCAGGGAACGTGATCTGGAACGCCGTCTGCGCAAGCTGGAAGATGGCAACGACCGCTATCCTTACTACCCGCAGGAGGAGAACCGCTACATCGACCCCTACCCTATCCCCCGCTACCCTGACGTAGAGTATGGTCGCAAGATGCCGCAGATCGGCTTCTCGCAGAACGGCGACTGGGACAAGCGGTCTGGACAGTATGAGCATGGCGGTGCGGACAGCCGTTCCATCAAGATGCCACGCAAGCACCTCACCCACGATGAAGCGGAGGAATGGTGCGACAGCATGGTGAACGCTGACGGCACGAAAGGCTGTCACTGGACGCTGGAACAGACACAGGACGTTGCCAAACAGCGGAATATCACCTGTGACCCGAACGATTTCTGGGCTGTCATGAACATGATGTACTCGGATTATTGTCAGGTTGCAAAGCGTCAGTCCGTTGACACTCCGGGCTTCTACGCTGACATGGCAAAGGCGTTCCTTGATGACGCAGATGCCGCAGATGGCAAGGCGTATCTCTACTGGGATTGCATTGCTGATAAGTAAAACAGAACCCCTGTGTAGTTTTTAACGGCTACACAGGGGTTTGTTTAATCTTGGAAATATTTCAAAAAAGTACAATATTCTCCGTCATTTATCATTAGAATTTTCTCGTTTCCTAAACTTTCTATCATTTCTTTAGTTATTTTACAAAAGCGATTTCCATATTCAGACTTTCGCTTTTCGATTTCGCTTTCTTCAATAATCGCAATACTATCTTTATATTCTTCCATAAAGTCCTCGTTAAGATATAGTTCTTACGCCGTTGTTTTTTATTTTGTTTATATCCGCATAAATCGTAACAGTATCTCCGTTTACTATTCGCCTGTTTTCCCATTTTATTTTAGGAGTGCTTCCATCCGATTTCGCTATTTTTACGGTTCCTTTAATTGTAATGTACTGCCCATTTATTAAAACTGTACACATTTCATAATTTTCAGCTGGAATATTTGAAACGACAGTCGATGTATAGGCATATATTCCCGGTTCGATTTCCTGTAAATCATAATTTGATACGATAGGATGGGACGAATTGTATTCTACGTTTGCTATCATTAGAACAACGCCAAGTATTGTTAAAACAATCCCTGCAACAGCCATTATTATATATTCTTTTCCCCCCTCGTTGTCAAATGGCCCCGCAAAAAAAGAACTCACGCAAATAAGCATCCCTATAAAGCATATTCCTGCAAAAACATATATTAGCACTTTTTATCACCCTTTTCTAATATATTTTTTAAAATTTCAGATTCTTTTTCAAATTCGGATAGCTCTTTTGCTACATTGAATGCGAGAAAGGCGTCCAGCATAATAAGCATAATATAAACAAACGAATGATTTTCAAATATGAATTGACGAATAAAATATCCTTCAATCAACGCAGAAAACAAAAGAAACAATAAATCGTGATATATAATTCTTTTGTTTCTCTCTAGGCAACATTTTATGTACATTCTTGCTTTTTTGCTCATATTATTCCTTTCTCCCCTGTGCGGTCATTGTGACTACACAGTGGGTTATTGTTATCCCCAAATCATAAAGCACTTATTGTCTACGCAATCTTGAAGGATTTCTTTGAAGTCTTTGAACTTTGCGGGATTTTCTCTACCTGCATATCCGTAAATAATGCTATCGTCATAATCACCTATAACTTTCAAGATTTCCTTGCAGGCACCGTATCGAATCTTTCCGTCACAGTCCGATTGATAAAGGAAATCTGCAATTTTAATCGGAAGCATTTTGCTTTCAATCAATCGTTCCGTTTTGTCATTGTAAGATTCAAGAGCGTGTTCTTTTTCGGGAGATGGCATATAGAGAATGTCATCAAGTTTTTTATAGTGTTCTCCGACTTCCAAACCAACAAGTTCTGCAACTTTCGCTCTCAACTTGAAAAAGCCGAAATAGCCCACATCCATTTCACGCTTAGTCTTTTTGCATTTGATGGTTACGCCCATTTGTCAATCCTCCAACGAACTTGTGTAGTACAATTCCATATCTGCCTTGTACATATCAAGTTGTCTTTTACTATCCACAAGCGTGTTAAAACTAATTCCCGCTGCAAAAGATACGGCGATGGACAAAATCAAGTGTGTTGCAACCCATTTACCAGCAAAGATAAACGGAATCTGAACTGATACGGCAAAAGCATCGAACAAAAGAACGTAAATGCCACGTTTAACCATTTTCTGTAAACGGATAATACTTCCTTCGTAAAATTCCTTCGACCTCATCATGCGTCAATCCTCCAATCTTATCAGCCTAAGTCAATTTGGTCTTTCGATGCTGCAACGGACAGGTTGTAAATGTACTCCCCTGCCGTGAATCCGTGCTTTCGTGCTTCTCTTGTAACAAACGTCCGCTCGCTGTCGCTCATAAGGATTGTGATCCGCTTGCTACGTTTTCCGTCACCCTTCTGCCCCTGATGGGAAGTATAAGGCTGAATCTCCATCGTGCGCTTTGCATCGTTGACGGACAGGTTAGTAAGAGCAATCATAATCTGCTGGTTTTGTTGAACGATGGCTTGCAGGACTTCCGTGTTCTTCATCAGCACTTGCAAAATTGCATCGTTCTGTGTGTCAGGCTTGTTCTCCTGCGGAGCAAGGCCGTAATAGCCATCCTTTCGAAGAGACGGAAGAACGTCATCAAACACCCAACTCTCAAACTTCTCTGCGCCGGGCAACTTGCTGTGGGTGATAAGACGGTAAACATCGCCCTCTGGGATAAAAGCGATTGCTTGGATTCCTCCCTGCGTAAGGGTGTCGCGTTTCACGACACCCCTGCAATGGCGGGAAATTGCATCCCTCGGATTGCTGTACCCCAATGCCTTTGCCACGTCAGAAGCACAGAAAAGAATCTTTTCATCCTCTTCAATCGTGCGAAGCTGACCAAAGGTCTTGTTCTTAAAAACGTGAAGTGCGTTACATCTCTTGCTATCCATCATATCCTCCATATTTAACTGTTTTGCATCTTCCATGCCGATTTCATACGCCTTGTAAGTGATTCGAGATAATGCTTCTGCAATCTCATAATCATCCTTGTTGAGCGTACGGCCGTTGCTGTTTTTCTTGAAGTTTTCGAGAATCTCTTCTTTCGTTGCTGGAATGTTCATTGGCTTTACCACAAAAATCTTGCTTGTAATGCAACTATGAAGATGATATAATGGATTTATCACCCATAATCGCATGGAGTGTAATCCCTTAAACTGCCGGTGACCGCCAAGTTACGAACAGTTTAGGGGATTTTTTATTTTTGATGTTCAAGCCATTGCTGGACAGCTTTACGAACGGCTTCTCCCTTAGAAATGCCGTTTTTTTCGCAATAATCCGAAAGCTGTTTGTCAGTATTCACGTCCAAACGGACACTTGTGCGAACACTGTTCGGGTTTTCCAGCTTTGGTCTTCCCATTTTTGCACTCATGCGTTCACCTCCACTTTTGAGCGCACATTAAGTATACTATTTGTGTGCTTAAAAGTCAATACCTACTACCGGAAGATACAGTTTGCAGGTATATCGTGTTTCACGACATACCTCAATCCTCCAAGAAATCCTCCAACTCAATCTTCCCGTCTGCCGAAGCAGCAGCCAGAGCGTACACAAACTGTCCAATCGTCATTCCGTGCCGTCTTGCTTCACGGTTGATGTACTTGCGCTCTTCCTCGCTCATAAGGATGGTAATGCGCTTCGAACGCTTGCCATCACCGCTTGCAACGCCCTGATGCGATTCCGGCATCGGGATTTTTTTCTTTGTCAGTCCAGCTTCAGCCAGTGCGCCGGGTACATCGCCCTGTTCAATCAAACGCTGCACTTCTTTTGCCTGTTTCAGCTTCTTTGGCTTACCTTCGCCTAACACGGCACCACTTGGCTGTCTTTCGCCGTCTTTGGCTTGCTTTGGCTTAATACCGCCTAATTCTGCTTCACTCGGCTGTACACGGCTGTCTGTGGCATCACTAGGCTTAATCTGTGCTTGTTCGGCATTATTCGGCTTTGCTTGGCTTACTTCTTCTTCCTTTGGCTCACTTCGGCTTAATGTATGTTCCGAAAAAACAGGCTGGAAGTCAAATCCGCCCAACAAGCCAGATGTTTTTTTGCTGGTTGACTTCATTCTTCTTCATCCTCCATCTTTGCTCCGCAACAAGCGCAAAATCTTGTCTCACGGTACATTTTCGGATAACGTGCAATTTTATAATGGCAGTTTGAGCATTCGAGCCAATTCCAATGTTCTCCATCCTCGTCCACTCGATGATGAACTTCCCACTTTGCCGTTTCTTTCGGCTGAATTTCATCCATCAATTTTACATGGCGAATCACATTTTCTAAAACATCGCATACACTTGCTGTTTCACTGCGAAATCTTGCTTGGTCAGCTTGGTTCTGCAAATAGTAATTTACGAGTTCTTCAGAATCAATCAATCTCATTTTTATCACCCTCCACAATCGTCTCTGCCAACGCCTTGAAATCCTCTGCGCTAGTGCTCTTTGCCGTATCACCGCTAAACAGGCTGTGCCGCTCTGCCTGCGCCTTACGAACGCCCATAGACGGTCTAATCTTCACGTCCAACAGCGTTGTCCCCATGCTCTGTGCAATCACAGGAAGCTGCTCCACGACCTCTTTGGACAAGTTCTCCCGGCTCTTGTACTGGTTCAGAAGCAGACCTTCAATCTTCAAGTTCGGGTTGAAGTATCTGCGAACATCACCGATGGTCTGCGAAAGTTGGCTCAATCCGGCAAGTGCATAGCGGTCTGCCGTAATAGGCACGATGATGCTGTTAGCGGCGATCAGAGCGTTCACAAGCGCAAGGCCAAGCTGCGGGGGAGTGTCCAGCACAATGTAATCGTACCGCTCAGACACGCTTTCAAGGGCTTCTCGCAGCCGGAAGTTCTTACCAATGTCCCGGACAAGCTGCTCGTCAATGTCCTTCAATGCGTTGTCTGACGGCAGAATGTCACCGGCTTCGCAGTGCTGGATTCCTTCTTCTACCGTACCCTGCCGGGTCATTACATCGAACAGGGTACATACGTCCTCTGTCTGTGCGCCGTAGGTGTCCGTTGCGTTGCACTGGGCATCGCAGTCCACCAGCAACACTTTCTTTCCAAGCAACTGCAACGCACCAGCCAGACAGGTGCTTGTTGTAGTCTTTCCTGTGCCGCCCTTCTGGTTGGCAACAGCTATGATTTTTGCCATTTTATCACTCTTTCTTTATTTACTGTGTATGACTACTTCAAGAAGCTATCGTCAAAAGTCGAAAACTCGTCTAAGTCAGAGTTTTCGATAACTCTGTAAAGATAGCCAGCAGGGTTATCAGGCCACTCCTTCTTGTCTCTTAAAATTTTATTGTACGCATTACTCACAATGTTTACAACGGCAGCTTTCTTCTTATGAGCCTTAATAGTAGGGAAGCTCTCGGCCATTCTTTTCCCAACCATTCTTGCAATGCCGATGCACTCTGATTTCTCAAGGTCTGGCGCTATATTCACCCAATCTACATCACTGTAAGCCTTTTTATTCGGTTTGCCGACAGGAATGTCATCATCGAATGGAAGTTCTTCTTTATATTCTTTCGCCTTTAATTCGGCGACAGGCTTTTCATCTTTTTTCTTAGCGGCAAAAGAAATCGCAACCGCCTTGTTTCCAAACGAGATTTTTTCGTAAGTAACATAAATGTCGGACACATCATTGATTTCTTCAACCGCTGCATCCAAAACTCTCCGTCTAAAGTTCTTGAAACTTTCATAGCATCCTGCATTTGCGCCGAGATGTGAACGAAGCCGATTGATGCTAATATCAAAATGGTCTCCGCCGCGATTCATCATATCTCGCAGCATCGAATAAAGTAAAATGCTATACTGCGATTTCATTTTGACCGTGTAGCGAAGTCTATACTTGATATAACCGCTCTTGGCAATATCAAAGAATACACTTCTCAATTCAGGGTTGCAACAGAGAGTAACAACGTACATTCCTAAGTTCTTATCAATCGTAACGCTTGCTTTCGTAAAAAGCGTATACATATTGTACTCGCTTCCATCGTCATTAAGAGGAAGCGCCACAACGTTGCCAAGAAAATGTTCGATTTGCTTCTCGATGTTCCTGCTATTAACACGCAGTCCAAGCAAATCGCAATATTCCGAAAGGGTAAACTTGACTTCACTAGATTTTTCATCTCTAGGGTTGATACGGCTAAGATACACTTCCAAAAGCCGCAGCTCTCCAACAGTGTAATCATTAAACTCTGCCCAAACAAGCGCCTTGCTTTTTTCGATCAAGTTATTTTCATAAAGGTCTGCCAATAGTGTACATCTCCTTTCTCTGTACACTAATTTTATCACATAATGGTGTACACGTCAATAGTTTTGTTCACTTATATTGGCTCATGCACATCTTGTACACCTAGACCCCCTTATTTGACGCACATCTCGTACACGCTTATGCACATCTCGTACCCCATCATGCACATCTCGTACCCATTCTTACATTATATATAAACAAGATTATAAACAAGAGTTAAATAATCTTCTACTAAACAAAAGAAGAAGTTCCATAATCTCTAATTTTTTCTTATTTTATCAAAATGAAAGTCAATTTTACGCAACGGTGTACTCAATGTGCATAGGTTTTTGTTTTGACAATCAAAATATAATTTTGCTATAGTGAGCGATAACATAACGTATTAACGTTATTTATTTGCACAGCAAGAGAAGTGTTTGCATCACAAGTAGAAATCAATTCGTTGAAAGGTGTACAAGATGTTCATCATAAACAACGATAATTCGACAATCAGCCGCTTATATTATTCGGATTCACGGTATAAGAATCGTTGGACTTCATAGCAGCTTCCGTTCCGGCATCTTGCGCCTGATAGAGAATCTCCATCTTTGGGGCGGTTCCGTTCGGGTCTGGGTCTGTCCCGGTAGCCTGTGCTATTTCATAGTTGCCCGATACCATCCGGCAGACAGAGACCCTGTCTTTCAATGGCGTATGAAGGTTTGCCAGAACCTCCGTCAGCACACCGATGTGGTCTGAACCGTGATCTCCGTACCGCATATATAACAAGGCATCTATCTCGTAGGAAGAACACTCCATTATGGCATCTATGAGAATCTTACGCTTTTCCATGCCGGAAAGGTTGTCCTCCAGATGCTCCAGCAGCCCCGGATGAATGCAAGCGTCCATGTACCGAGCCACCGATACGCCGCAGCAGGTGAACCAGCGCATAGCCATTGGCAGGGAAATAGCCGCCAGACCTTGCTCCCAGTTAGCAATCGTACCACGATTCACGCCCATCCGTGCAGCCAATTTCTGCTGACTTAAGCCGGAACGCATCCGTGCCATCTCTAATGCTTTGGCCGTTCTTACCAAATATTCATCCATAAATTCACGCCCTTTCAACAAAATTCTGCAAAACTGCCGGATTCGACAAGCCAAAAAATGGAAAAAGCTGCTATGGAGAACCAACAGCAGCCTGTGTTATAACTGTATTGTCAAAAAATTCCAAATAGAAAGGAAACACAAAATGAAAGAAACTGTAATCTGGAACCATGAACGTATGCCGATCATCGATGGAATGCCTGCCAGCGTTCCCGATGGGAAACCACACACACCTGAACCGTGGGAGGAAAGTTAATGAACCGAACCGTAGATGCTCTGATTATTCCATACGCTCGTAGACGGACGCTGGAGCTTGTCCTGAGCCTTTCTGGGTACGAAGCTGATAAAGATGCTTACCTCGAAGCAAAAGGCATCCTGGAACGTGCCGTAGCCGCCTTAGAAGATGGACGCGACCCGGCAGATAACATCGAACGCATTGACGGACAGCTTGTGGAACTGTGAAAGGAGAAGAAGATGGACTTTACGAATGGATTCTATAAAGCCGAGAACCCTGTCGTTCTTGAAGAAGTGAAAACTTTTCTCCAGTCAATGGAACGGCGTGGAGCGACCGTGAAGGATTTAGACGATGCCATTGTGCAGCTAAACAATGTTTCGCACAGCATCAGCACAAACGCTCTCGTCAAAGCAGATGTGCTGGACGATTTACCGGATAACCCTTTTCGTTCCATACTCAACGGAATGTTACAAAGCAAAGGGTAACTTAAACTTAATGTGGCTCTTAATCATTGTCATTGCAATTTTTGGCTTCCCCGATGCAAAGTAACGGATGTGAAGAAAACGTTCGATTTTTACGAAGTTGTTCAAACTGCATTGACTATACAACTGAAAGATGTATAATCGTATCAAATGAACATTCGTATTTACTGATCGGGAGGATATGCTGCAATGAGCGAACAAGAAAGAGCTAAGATTGACAGGTTTATCGCATGGCTGTTGGAACACCCTGAGAAGATTCCGGCAGCGGAGCAAGCCTTAGGCCTAGAATAAGAGAAAACCCCTTGCACAGAGCTATACCAGCCCGGCACAAGGGGTTTTTATTTTACCGGGTCAGAACCAGTCCCTCACATCTTCTCGATCAGGTTCATCAGCGCTTCCCGTTGCGCTGTCGGCATAGACTCAAGTTTTTTTCTAATCCGCTCCACTGCTGCATCGACTTCACTTTGCGGCTGCTGGGGCGGGTTTTCTTTTTGTTCGCCATTGAGAAGGTAGTCTACCGATACGTTGAAGTAGGATGCAATTTTAGAAAGAACCTCTGCGGACAGGCTCTTGGTTCTCCCGGCTTTCAGCTCGGAAAGAAAACTACGGCGAATCCCGATGCTGGCACAAAGGGTTCCGTCTTTGATGCCCTCTTTTTCGCAGAGTGCATGGATGTTGCTGTACAAGTCCGACATAAGAACACTCCCATATTTGTGCAAGTATACAAATGCACAGAATTTTGTACAAAAGAGTTGACTTGTACAGATGTCTGTACTATAATACAGACATGGGCAGTACAGAACACTGTACAATATAAACTCTCTACGCCATTATATTAGTACAGTTTTCCGTACATGTCAATAGATTTTAGCAAATGGAGGTGGAATTTTGAAAGAAAACTTCCGTTCTGGCTTTGAGCTGGAAGTGAAGATGAAGCTGTTACAGCGAGGTATGAAGCAAACGGAGCTGATTCAGGCGGTTCAAAGCGATACTGGATTGTTCCTTGATGATTCGTACCTCTACAAGATTCTTCGTGGCGAGCGAAAGCCGGAGAAGATTATTCAGAGCATCTGCAAGATTCTGGAGATTGAGCAGAAGGAGGGCTGAACATGGAACGGATTTTGACATTGAAAGTAGACCTTGAGCACCCGGACGATGCTCGCCACGCCATTGACAAAGCTGTGGAAGCCTACGAGCAGAGCAAAAAGCACTGGGACGCTTTTGAACTCAACGAAGCCAAAATCAGAGCACGAGATATTTTGTATGGCCTGTGCAACGATGGTTACAGCACGATCTGGACGGTCGCCGATGGCGCTGTTGGGCTGACGATTTGGGCGGATTTTAAGGAGCCAAGCGTTGGTCAGTGTTATATGACCGAAGAAGGGTTGCGTGACATCTGGGTTGAAAGGCTGGTTGCTCTGTGTATCGCCACAGGCCGGGAAGTCCCGAAGTTCATCACAGACAAGGCTGGTGAGTGCTGGTGACGAATTTTCGCAGGGCGCAAAGCCGCAAACGCAGGCTGAAGCTGGCAATGGCTGCTGGCGTGTCCCGAAACGATGCCAACAAGGTGCTTTGGATGGAGAAGACCATCAACCGGTGCTTTGAACGGCATAACCGGGAAGCAAGACTGAAAGAGGAGACGCAGCGTGAAGATTAAATATTGCGAGCGTTGTGGTCTATTTCTTGGCTTGGTAAACCCTACAAAGAGATATTGCTCGGAGTGCAAGCACAAAATAGACAAGGAACGTGACAAAAAGCGTAAAAAAGGCACCTACAGAACGAAAACGCAAGAGCTAGAGAAACAAGAAAAAGCGTTTCCGTCTATCGGAGAAGTTCAAGCGCTTGCTGACAAGCTCGGCAAACACTACGGAGAAGTATCAAGGATGCTTGCGTCAGGAGAGCTGACCTATGAACGGTAAGTACTACGGAAAACGAGAAATCCGCTGGCACAGCCGGGAGAAAGACCGGCTGGAACGCATCGAGAAAGAAAGAGTGAGCAAAAATGAAAAAAATCAAAGTAAGAATCACATTCATCGAAGCGGTTCTCGGCACATGGCCTAGCAATCAGAACATCGCGCGAGAGTTCATCGCCAGCAAGTCCCCTGATGCAAACACCATCGAGGACGAAGTTGCTGCTCTGGGCGCTGATGCTGTGGCAGATAAGGGCATGACCGTGTTTCCTCGCAACGAGAACAACGAACCCATCCTATATGACTACCAGATTAAAGGCTTCTTCAAGGATTCCTGTGGTATGCTGGGTCGTATCGGTGCCAAGACCGAAACTGGCAAGAAGAAGGCCGTGAACGAAAGCGGCAAGCTGACGGCCCACAAGAAGGTCATTGATGGGTTGATTTTCGTTCAGCCCCGCATGATTCCCATTCATGTGAACGGCGAGATCACCGAGTGCCAGCGTCCGCTGCGTGCCCAGACGGCGCAGGGCGAACGTGTAAGCCTTGCCAACAGCGAGCAGATTCCCGCTGGTTCGACCTGCGAGTTTGAAATCGTTCTTCTGGACGATTCTCACGAGAAGGTCGTGCTTGAATGGCTAAACTACGGCGCTCTGCGTGGTATCGGACAGTGGCGCAACAGTGGCAAGGGGCGGTATACTTACGAAATCCTTAATTAACCGCTATGGCATTGCGAATCAGCGACTTGTGCGGCGAAGGCAAAGCAACGACTTGAGGTGACTAGCAATGGCAAGGCGTGGATTTGACACGACACGAGCAGAACGGCAACGGAAAGGCGCTGCTTAGAACCGAGATGCAACGGCTATGGATGCAAGGTGTAGCTTTGATAAGCAAAGGCAAGGCGAAACATCGACGTGAGCAGCGGGGGCGTTGAGAGGCGGTGCATCGCAAAGGCTAAGAGATGCGATGAGTGGAATTGATAAGCAAAGGAAAGGCAGCGCAGAACATAGCGAAGGAATTGCATAGACCAGCTATGGCATGGAAAAAATAAACGAAAGGGGATAGAAATGAAAGCACTTGTGGAAATCGTCCTAATCTGGGGCATCGTTCTTGCGTTGATTCTTGCAGCGTTCCTTTTGAACCTGTGGCTGGTACATCTCGTTGAACTACTGGTCGGCGCAAAAGGAACATGGGGGATTATCGTGGCAGCCGCTGTAATGGCAACCGGATGGATTTTTAATTTTGGCAGCAAAAAGGAGAACCAATGAAAACTTTGAAAGGAACAGCATTGTCCATGATCGGTCTGGTCGCGGCAATTGCAGCAGTCGGGTGCGGTGACACGATTCAGGGCTGTCAGACCACCGCGCAGATGTTCGGCTGGGTGATTGTATCTTGCGGTCTGCTGGCAACGGCTATCGTTCTGTGTGCACTGGCGGTAAGCGCCGAAGAAGAAGAGCGAAGCGAACGCGAGCGCCGGAAAATTAAGCGTGCTGCTTACCACACTAGCGAGTGGAGGGATGCACGATGAAATGCCCGTTATGCGGTAGTGATAACATTACAACGGTTGACAGCCGGTCTGACCACGATAGCATCGTTCGCCGCAAGAAGTGCATTTCCTGTAACCATCGGTGGTCTACCATCGAAATCGACAAAGACCAGTGGTACAGCGCTCTGCAAATCAAAGAGGAACGCAAGAGAGGGAGACCCAAAGATGATTAACCTTGACAGATTTGGTGGCGTGACAGAGCCGGAGGACGGCGTGTACTTCATGACCAACGAGCAGATGGCGGAAGCGAAAGAAGCCGACCGGCTGGCAGCGATTGAGGACTTGCAGTCCGAGATTGAGGACAGGGAAGCAGAGCTGAAAGACCTCCGTGCACAGCTGGCAGACCTGATGGCTGGTTGATTTTGTACAGCTAAATTAAGCCGAAGTAAGAATAATGAAGCCTAATGATGCCGAAGAAAGGAAAGAAAAATGGCAGTATTAGTAATGGTCTATGGTCATTCCGGCAGCGGAAAGTCCGCTTCGCTTCGGAACTTTAACCCGGAACAAGTTGCGGTTATCAACGTGCTTGGCAAGCCGCTTCCGTTCCGCAGCAACATGAAAACGTACATTACCAATGATTATGGCAAGATTGATGCCGCAATCCACAGCACTAAGCGTAAGTCAATCGTCATTGACGATGCCACCTACCTTATGACCGGCGAGTTCATGCGGAACGCAAAGGTCGCCGGATACCAGAAGTTCACCGACATGGCAGCCAACTTCAATGCCTTGCTGATGCGGGCGAAGGAACTGCCGGACGATGTTGTGGTCTACTTCTTCGGACACAGCGATAAAGGAGAAGACGACAAGGAAAAATTCAAAACCATTGGAAAAATGTTGGACGAAAAGGTCTGTGTGGAGGGGTACTTCACCATCGTCCTCAAAACGGTCGTACAGGATGGGCGATACCTGTTCAGCACTCGCAACGATGGGATGGACACCGTGAAAACCCCTCTGGGGATGTTCAACGATGCGCTGATCGAGAACGACCTCGCCGCCGTAGACAAGACCATCCGTGAGTATTACAACATCCAGGTTCAGCCGGATAACAAAGGAGAGTAACAGATGAAGAACATCAACTGGAATGACGTACAGGAAGCCACCGAGCGCCGTGACTTGCCTGTTGGCGGCTATGTTGCCGGTATCTGCAAGGCAACGGACGAGCCTACAAAGGAGCGCCTGAACATCGAGTGGGAAGTCGCAGAGGGCGAGTTCAAGGGCTACTGGCGCGAGCAGACCGCTTCCCTTATCGAGCGTGGTAAGCTGAATACGGGCGAGTGGGCATGGGGCGGCAAGACCATCAAGAGCTACAAGGAAAAGGCGCTGCCGTTCTTCAAAGGCTTTATCACCGCTGTGGAGCAGTCCAATCCCGGTTACAAGTTCAACAACGATGAAAAGACCCTGCGTGGCAAGCTGGTCGGCGTAGTTCTCCGTGAGGAAGAGTACATGGGCAACGATGGCAACATCAAGACGAAACTTGTTGTTGACCGCTTTACCAGCGTGGACAAGATTCGTTCCGGCGACTATGAGGTCAGGCCGAAGAAAACACTGGCTGGTGCATCTGGTTCTGGCTACTCGCAGGGCGGGAACGATGACTTCTCCACGATTGAGGACGACGGTTCGCTCCCTTTTGATTAACGGTTACGCTACCTGGACAAAAGGCGAACCGCCTACCTTATATAAGAGCTGCGCTATCTGGCTGGACGGGCGTTTGGAAAAATGAAAGTTTTAGTCGCCTGTGAGGAATCACAGGAAGTCTGTAAGGCGTTCCGGGCAAAAGGTCACGAAGCTTACTCATGCGACATCCAGGAACCGTCCGGTGGGCATCCTAAGTGGCATATTCTTGGAGATGCGCTCAAGGCTCTGGAGGGGGGGCAAGTCGTGACGATGGACGGCGTAACGCATGACGTTGGCAAGTGGGACTTGCTCATTGCACACCCGCCCTGTACACACCTGGCTGTTTCGGGTGCACGTTGGTTCGCAGAGGGTAGAAAGCCACTACGCTTGCGTGAGGAAGCCGCGTTTTTCTTTATGAAATTTATCGACGCGGATGTTCCGCATATAGTGGTTGAGAATCCGGTTTGCGTGATGTCTACGCTATACCGAAAGCCAGACCAGATTATTAATCCCTGGCAGTTTGGACACCCGGAGCAGAAGCGAACCTGCTTGTGGCTTAAAAGCCTTCCTCTTTTGAAGGAGACAAACAACGTGCGCGATTACATGATGACGCTGCCGCCAAAATTGCGAGAAAAGAATCATTGGATGGGAGGCGGTCATTCAAAAGAACGAAGTAAAACTTATCCTGGCATTGCAAAAGCAATGGCAGAACAGTAGGGTTAATAGAATGATTACCTGTTGTCTCAACTGCAAATCACGCCACACAGCTTGCCACGACACTTGCGAGAAGTATAAGGCAGAGAAGAAAGACTTCGAGGAACGCAAGGCGTTCGTGCATGAGCTGAACCACAGCCAGAGCGTGTACCACCGCAACTACGAGGATAAGCACCGGGAACGCGGCAAGAAGCGGTTTCTCGGAAGTGAATTTAGAGGTGAACGAGGATGATGATAAGCAGTAACCGGTTGCTCGATTATGTTTTCACAAAAGCATCAGAGGGTGACGTACGAGCGAAAATTACTTATGAATATCTCAGACCCTTGTTTGAACAGGGAGAAAAGAAAGAAGCAATCGGCCGTAAGCTCGAATACATTGAACGATGTGAAAGAATCCGCAAAGCCATCATGGGTGGCGCATCATATAGCAAAGAAGATGAAAAAATGAAGCGAAACTGCGAACGTGGGATTGTTCGAGCAAAAGAGCAGCTTATAAAAATGCAAGCCGAGTACGATGCGGAGTATGGCGAATGAATACCGGCAAGCAGTTTGAAGTGGACTTCAAAGCATCCGTCCCATCCGATGCGTGGTGCTACCGACTGAAGGACAGTGCTGCCACCTACTACGGCGGCAACGAGAACCTGTCGTTTTCCATCGACAACATCTGCGACTTCCTTGTGTACCGTTACCCGATGAACCATCTGTTTGAACTGAAAACCATTGAAACGCCCTCTATCCCTCTGGAAAAGGTGTTCGGCAAGTACGACAAGGCAAAGTGCAAATACCGCAAGGAAAAGCACATCACGGACATGGTGGAAGCAATGGGGTACAGCGGTCAGACCGCCCATTTGATAGTCAATTACCGGGCGGTCAGCCGCACCTTTGCAATCCCTGCCAACAAGGTTCTGGCGTTCCGATACAATGAGAGCCGCAAGAGCATCCCTTGGCAATGGGCAGAGCAAGAGGGGATAGAGGTCAAAGCAAAAAGGCTGCGTGTCCATTGGCGGTATGACGTGGACGGGTTGCTAAAGAGATTGGAGGAAAAGAATGCCAAATTGGTGTGAAGGAAAACTCAAAGTCCGTGGGAATCCAGAAAACATCGTGCGCTGGTTTACGGATTGCGTGACTGTTTATGACCGCCCCTATTTCAACAAAAACAAGTTTCCGAATGGAGAGTGGGTCTACAACAAAATCCATGATGGAGCATTGCTCTCTTACGATGATGAGACATTCTACATCAACGTGAAAGACACCGCTTACATCGAGGGTACTATGAAGAACTTCGTCGAAAAGTTCTACACTGAACAGATTTCTGATGGCGACAACACAATTCTTGTTCTTCCTGTCATGGCCGCATGGTCGATGCAACCTGAGCCATACGAAGAAATGTCTAAAAAGTATCGGTTGGATTTCAGATTCTATGGATTTGAAAGTAGTGGATGCGTAAATCAAGAGATGGAAGTCATTAAAGGCGAAACAACCATCAATCGTGAAATCCGATTTGACGATTACCGTTGGGAGTGCGTAGACCCGCTAATGGGAGGCTGAAAACATGGAAATTGAGTTTGAGATTTGCGACCGATGCGGAGAGTGTTTTTCGTGGCACGACGAAGTGAACGGAATCCGAAAAGTGAAAATCAAAGAACGCGGCTATGAATGTTCGCCAGATAGGTCGTTCGTTCTTTGCCCCTCTTGCATGGCAAAGCTGAACGACTGGCTGAAAGGAGAACAAAAATGAGCAATTATCGTTTTATCTGTCTTGTGATTACAATTTTGGCACTGTCACTTACACTGCTATTTACATCCTGTAGTTCAACATCTGCTGATGCTGAAACTAAAACTGAAACTGCTGACAACCCTTGCTATCATGTTACAGTCTATTCCCCGGAGATCGACCATGCGGGAAACGGCAGCGAACGGCATCCGAAGTATACCATCACCGTGGAGGAATTCGGTGAGCTGCTGCCTGACCCGAAGCTATCTGCTGAGCGTGAGTATCAGCTACTCCGCATCCCTCTGGAAGATGGACGCTTTGAGTTGGTGTCCACATCGTTAGTTGAAATTGAATATTACTAAGAGAGGTAAAATTGTGCAAAAGAAAGTTTCAGACATTCTGCCTAAGACCGAAATCTTGGCGCAGTTGGCAGAAGAAGCGTCCGAACTGGCACAGGCTGCGTTGAAGTTGCGCCGTGCGCTGGATGGCACGAACCCGACACCGAAGAGCGTGGAGGAATGCAAAAAGGCGTTTGAAGAAGAATATGCAGACGTTGTGAACTGCATTATTGCGCTGGACTTGGACGATGAAGTCTTTGATAGGATGCAGAAGATGCAGCACGAAAAGGAAGTCCGCTGGCTCTCTCGCCTTGAAGCAAAGGAGAATAAAGATGGCTGAATATTATGTTGGATGTGGGATATTTGGGGAAATCTATGCCGGAAAAATAACACCACCTCGAAAAGATGGTTCGCAGATGTGGAAAAACAAATCGGATGTGACTGACGGAGCAATCGAAGCGGTCGTGAACCATTTCATTATAGAAATGGATCGTGACGATAAGAGCAAAATTCAAAAGGCATGGGGAGTTCGTGGCAATAGAACGCTAAAAGTCACGTTTGAACTTGTCCCAAACAAGGAGTAGCCAGATGAATAAATTCGGAAACTGCCCCTTGTGCGGAAAACAAGTCAAGCCGACCAACCTCCGCAAAATCGCACGACAGAACCAGTTGTACGGATTCCGTATGGCTCTGGACGGCATCGCCGCCACATGGGGTGCGCTGATTCAGAACCTTCGGTGCGATGCAGACCTGACCGATGAACAGGTGCAGAAAATTATCCGCATTGGTGACAGGTACTGGGAGATGGTTGGGCAGTTTAAAAATGAGGACATGACACCTGACGAGTTTGCGGATTACATCACAGCAAAGTCAGAACAGGTAGAAAAAAAGTTGAGAGAAAGGTGGAGCTAATGGACAAGGAACAGCTTGCAATCGCACGCTTGCAGGACGCTGCACGGCTGTCCGAGCATCGTTACAAGAAACCGTTAATGGTCACATACTCTGGCGGCAAGGATTCGCAAGTGCTTGTGGCACTGGCTGAACGTGCCGGAATCAACTTTGAGGTGGTCAACAGCCACACCACAGCAGATGCGCCGGAGACGGTCTATTTCATTCGTGAGCAGTTCAAAGCGATGGAAGAACGTGGAATCAAATGCTCCATCGTCATGCCACGATACAAGAACAAGACCGTGTCCATGTGGACACTGATTCCGCAAAAGCTGATGCCGCCCACACGGATTGTGCGGTATTGCTGTGATGTTTTGAAAGAAAACACTGGCAAAAACAGATTCATTGCAACAGGTGTGCGGTGGGCTGAATCCTTACGGCGCAAGAACAGTCGTGGCGTGATGGAGCTGATGCACAAAGACAAAGAGAAGCGCATTATCCTCATGGGCGACAATGACGAGAAGCGCCAGCTGTTTGAAACCTGCAACCTCAAGGGAAAGATGACCGTCAATCCGATCGTGGACTGGTCTGACGATGATGTGTGGGACTACACGCACAGCGAACACTTGCCCATCAATCCGCTTTACTGCGAAGGGCAAAAGCGTGTTGGCTGCATTGGCTGTCCTATGGCCGGTAGGGGGGGCAGACAGCGTGAGTTTATGCGCTGGCCTTCCTACGAAAAAATGTACATTTCGGCGTTTGATCGAATGCTTGATGTCAGAAAAGCAAAAGGCTTGCCGTGCGATTGGAAAACAGGCATGGACGTTTTTCGTTGGTGGATGCAGGACGAAAACATCAACGGTCAGTTGAGCATGGACGATTTGATGGAGGATGACAATGTTTGAATTCGTAACTCGCTGGCTGGTATGCCTAGTCCTGCTGGCGGTAGTGGTTCAGTCCGAACGGACGATCAAAAACATGGCAAGCAACCTGTTTGAGGAACGGCAGGCAATGCTTGTCTGGCTGTTTATCAACGTGTGTCTGGTCGTTTGCACGGCTGTTGTGATGGGGTGGAGGTAAGTATGGAAATTCGTGGAGAGCATAGCAAGAAGAGAGTTTGTTTTGATTCGCTAAAAGAAGGAGAGCCGTTTTACTACAACGGCGAACTTCTTATGAAGACAAGCGAGGTTACTGACAATTCCGGCTTTTACGGTGGCACTACATATAACTGTGTGTCGCTCCGTCACGGTAGGATTATGGAATGCCATGATGATACAATGGTCGGCATTGCAAGGGTTCATATCGAAAAGGAGTACTGATGGACAACGAACTTTACTGTCCAATGAAGATGACCAGTAATCCGCTTGGTCGGTGCGTCTGCGAGAAAGAAAAGTGCGCTTGGTGGCGGCAGTGGGACAACTGCTGCTCCATCTTGTGGATTGCACGGGAAATGAGAAACATCGAAACGAAGATGAAGAGGTGAGAACATGGAAGAACATGCAGAGTTAAAACACGGATATTGGAAACTTTCACCAGATGCTTATTATATGGACACGATGTCAGAAGAACGAGAATTAAAAGCCTATGTGACGGCGAAATGCTCGTTGTGTGGAGAACATCATCCGAACAATTATACAGTGTGGTCGAAAACTTTATACGCACCGGATGGTGAAGAATACACATACGAATGGAATATAAGAGAAGAAAAAGAAAACATTCTGAAAGAAGCGATAGAAAATCGCCGTAATTATGCGAACTATTGCCCGAACTGCGGTGCAAGAATGGATTTAAAACAAAAATAAAGAGGTGATAACTCTTGGCAACACCCCCAAAGCGTGGTCGTGGCAGACCGCCGCTGACAGAAGCCGAAAAGAAAAAGCGTGAGAAGCGAGCACAAAAGGCGAAAGAAGAAGCCGCCGTGAAGCGTGAAAAAGAGCGTGAGAAGAAGAAGCAACAGATGCTTAACAAGCGGAAATCTATCCGCTCACAGGTGAGTAAAAAGGTGAAAGAACAGCAGGAGTTAGCAATCACGAGGTCTAAGATGCTGAATACTGGCGATTTGCAATCAAGAATCGGCGATGAAGAGGACAAGAAAGTTGTCGGAATGATTGCCGCAAAGTATTTTGGCGACCTTCCGAGCGTGGACATGAACAACCCGATTGAAGTGCAGCAACGTCTTGACTTCTTCTTTGATGCTTGCATCGAAGCCAGAATATCCCCTGTGGTGGAATGGATTGCACTAGTTCTGGGCATCGAATGGCCTAGCCTGAGACAGATTATGACAGGCAAACGCCGTGACGACAGCTTGCAGCAGAAATACATCCTGAAACTGATTCTACAAATGCAGTCCATGTGGGCGTACAACGGTATGTATGGTCAGGAGAACCCGGCAGAGTGGATTTTCCGAGCCAAGAACTACTTTGGTATGCGTGACAACGTGGAAGTCACCGTTGCACCGCCTGAACAGCCGTTGGGCGATGCCCAGAGCGCAGAGCAGTTGGCACAGAAGTACCAGACGGCTTTGCCGAAAGGGATTGACGTGGAATATAGAGAGGTGGACGACTAATGCAGACTGACAGAGGAATCTACCACAAGCGAGTATGCGACCGCTGCGGAGCGGTTCTAGGCGGCAGGGTGATGAACCCTGACGAATACTTCAAAGACTGGGCGTGGCGCAGGGACACAGGCGACCTATGCCCGGGGTGCTATGAGGAGTATAAGCGAGTGATCGGGCGGTTCAATGCTAACAGAAGGAGAAAGAAAGGGGAGAGATAATGGATGTTTACTGCACCACCGAACATTGCTCTTGTATGGGCATTAAGCAGTTCTCTGCTGGCAAGGCTATCCGATGCAAGGCAGAATCCTGCAAGAACAAATCCGAACCGTCCTGTGGCTCTTGCAAATGGTACGCAGAGCCGGAGGGCGTGTGCGTGAACGACCAGTCAAAACACGTTGCAGACTTCGTGTGGGACGAACGTGGATGCAAAGAATGGGAGAAGAAAGATGAAACGGCAGCAGACCTATAAAGGGCTTATTGGAAAGGGATGGTACGACCAAAGCGAATTTAGCCATAGATACGCTTGCTGGGCAAATCATCGCAACAACTGGGCTATTTGCAAGGCTGACAACCGCAAGCTGGCAAAGGCAAGATTGAAGCAGATTGAACGCCAGCAAATCAGAAAGGAGCTGGACGAATATGAGCTATGATATTTCGCTGTGCGACCCTGTAACGCATGAAACGCTTGAAGTGGATGATACGCACTTTGTTTCTGGCGGCACTCGTTCTATTGGAGGAACAAAAGAACTGTGGCTTAATATCACCTATAATTATGGAAATTACTTTCGTCGTGATGATGTGTTGGGTAGAAAGGGCATCCGCTCTATCTACGGAAAGACAGGAGCAGAAAGCATCCCGATTTTAGAAAAGGCTATTGCCGCTTTGGGTGATGATGTAGACGATAGCGACTACTGGCACGCCACAGAGGGCAACGCCAAACGCGTTTTGTATGGTTTGCTGGCGTTTGCAAAGATGCGGCCTGACGGTGTATGGGACGGAGATTGAAGGGAGAAAGGGCAATGCCGATATATGAAGTTACTTTAGGCATCATTTTGACAACGATGGTGGGTATATTGTTTGTATCTCCAATTTATCTGTTTGAACGATATATCCTTTGGGAAACTTTGGATGAATATATTGACAGCACTGTTATCAAAATCATAGCCTGCGTTGCTGTCAATGCAGTTATTTTCTTAATCGGATACGCAATCGTTCTTTCTGCTGCGAGATATAACAATGGCTAACACACTCTGGCATCCGGCAAGCGAACCGCCACGAGAACGAACTCAGCCTTTATTGCTCGCGGCTAAGACAATGTGGCGTGATGGCAATGGAAAAATGTTGCAAGGAATCTCGCCAACAGCGTACTTTCTTGGCTGTTACGCAGACGGTGAGTTCTGGGATAAGATAGGCGAGAGACTGCCGGAAGATGTGACGGTGACGCATTGGATGGCGTTTCCGATGGTATGAGGTGATGGAAATGGACAAGTATGTATGGCATTCCGTGCGAAACGAGCTGCCGCCAGCTGGTTCTCCGCTCTTGATTTTAGCGACAGAACGTCAGTTCAGAGATGAAGATGGAGATGTTAATGAAGACTGGACAGAAAAGGATATTCGTTTCGGATATTACGACCCTATGTATGAATATGCGTGGCGTGATGAGTATGACGAGTCAATCCACACGGACGAGGATTTCAAAATCACACATTGGATGTTTGCACCCGATATGCCGGAGGACTAAATATGGATGGGTTTGAAGCGTTAACAGAAGCAATGAACCGATGCGCTGCATCAGCTGAACATTTTGCAAATGCTGTCAGACAGTCCGAAACGCAGTGCGGTTACATCAAGCAGAAGCACAACCGACCTGTATACCGTAAAGGTGAAAAGCTACATGAAGTTTTCAAACGAATTATGAGAACGAGAGAGGGATTCAGAAAATGAAAAACTTGTCAAAGAAGCACCTGAAACAGATTTACAGGCGCAGAAACAATTTCACTATGCTGAGCCGGTTCTTCCGCTCTGCACCAAGTAATCGAGTTGATTACAACAAGATGATGGACTGGCGTTGGAGCATGTGTACAAACGTCCACTACATGATTCCGGGTGAGAAAATCAAGAGAATGAGCAAAAGGACATGAGCATGGACGAAAAGGGTAAAAAATGGAAGAACTCAAAAGATGCCCGTTCTGCGGTGCAGAACCACCGACTGTAAAAGTGCTTCATCCACTTGACATTAACATGGCTAATTGGGTAGTCTGCGGAAAATGCGGGGTGAGCACTTCTGTAACATTTGGCAAGGAAAAAGCCATCGAAGCATGGAACAAACGCTACAAAGAGGATTGAGCATGGACAAAAAACGAGACAGCTTTACATTTCAACGATACTACTTTGAAGCCATCTCCACACTCAAAAGTAAAGATAAGTTGGAACTCTACGATGCAATCTGTGCATACGTTTTTGAAGGAAAAGACGCAACTTTGAACTCGAAAAAAGCAGAATCTTGTTTCATTTTGATTAAACATCTGCTCGATGAAGAATGGAAAAGAAGCGATATTGCGTCAAAAGGATGGTCTACACGAAAGTCAGTTCATCCTCATGTCATAAATGAGATGAAGGTCAGCTCATCTATGAGTTCAAAGTCAGATGACAATGAACCCATTGTATCAACTGACAGTCAAATGAACGTCAAGACCTTGCCGGAAAGTGCGGTCAAGAAGAAACCTGACATCTTCTCCGACTTTGCTCATGGCGATAAAGCCCTGCTGGAATCCCTGCGAGAGTTCGCACAGATGCGTACAAGAATCAAAAAGCCTATGACAGACCGTGCGAAACAAATGCTCTGCAATAAGCTGGAAAAGTTTGATCGGCATGACTGGAAAGCCATTCTCGACCAGAGCATTTATGCCGGATGGCAGGACATTTACGCATTGAAACAGGATGACCAGTACGAGCAAAGTACGGAGATGGGGTTTCCTAGACTATGATAATGGACGTTCAAACGGTATTTATCGGCGGTCTAACGCTGTGCAAAAGAGATGTTGCAGCCGAAGTCATGGTTGAAGTTGATGATTCTGACTTTGAAACAAAAGAGCTACAAGAGGCTTTCAATGCGATTAAAGGCTATTGGGAGCTTCGTGGATATGTAGACGTTGTAGACCTCAGAGAAACGCACAAGAACGTTGCGGATTTGATTGTGGAATGCAGCAAAGCGTGTGAAACTGAGTGTGTTGTACTTAGCCGTGAACGCATGGGCGAATGGGCTAAGCGGATAAAGGAAAATGCTGCATTAAGGCGCTTCCAGTCGCTTGCAGTTGAATCCGCTAGCGCATTGACGACCTATGAGGATTTGTCTGAAATCTACCAGCAGATGGGTGAGGCAATGAGCCTGAAAGCTGAGGAAGAAGATGCGTGGACATACGAGGACGTACTGAACGACTATGTGCTTCACATGGACGAAAAGCCTGTGTACATCAAGACAGGCCTAGAGCGTCTGGATGAAGCGCTGCACATCTCCCTGGGTGATTTTATCATCATCGGCGGCAGACCGTCTGCGGGCAAAACAGCCCTGTCCTTGCAAATAGCAGCAAGCATGGCAAAGCAGGACTACATCGTGTACTATTTCAGCTTGGAAACCAGCAAACGCAAGCTGGGCGCACGTCTGATGGCTAATCAAATATACTGCCCTCTGGACACGGTGAAAAATAAGGCGGTTAGCTTGAGTGAGATTGACGGACAGGCAAAGAACATGAAGATGCCACTATATATCCGCTCCGCTGCCGGAAAGAACGTAGCGTGGATAAAGGCTCAGGCTCTCCGTAAAAAGGCTCAAGTCATCTTCGTAGACTATCTTCAACTCATCCACGAAACAGGCGCAAAGGATAGATATGCAGCCATTACAGCTATATCCATTGCCTTACACGAACTGGCACAGACCACAGGCATTGTTGTGGTGGCGCTGGCACAGCTCAATCGGAACCCATCCAAGCCCAGAGCAACGCCTACCAACTCCGACTTGCGAGAGAGTGGACAGATTGAACAGGACGCAGATGCAATCATCCTTCTGTCCGGCGATAACCCCGACAAGTACCTGTTCCGACTAAGCAAGAACAAGGAAGGCGAGATAGGCGACCTTCCCATTACGTTTAACAAGCAGATTCAACGGTTTCAAGAGTATACTTGGATGGATTGAGCACATGGGCTGTCAGCAATGGCAGCCTTTTGCATATACTCGCACAGAAGCCCTACAAACGCTTTTAGCGTCAGATGACAAACTTATCGACTAAATACAGAAAACGGCTCTGACACGGCTCTACGGGGCTGTGGGCGCATTGTAGAGGTCTACGACTATTGCAGGAGGAGAAAATGGAATACATGACAGCCGATACAAAGGTCAATGGGTACATGGTTTACCCTCGATTCCTCTCGACTATTGGCGTTAGCCCAACAGAGAAAATTGTTTACATTTACCTGTTCAATCGTGCAAGGTCGTCACAGAGGGCAAGCAGAAGCGGAAAGTTTTCTGACAAACTAGGGCGAGTATACATCGTGTATCCCGTCAAAGACCTTGCTGCCGATACTGGATTCACAGAACGATGGGTCAAGAAGTCTCTGAAAGAGCTGGAAGAAGCCGGGTTGATCGAGCGCAAGCGTGAAGGGAAGAACAAGCCCGATAAGATATACGTCAAAGTGCCGGAAGAATCTTCAAAGAGCGAAAAGGGAGGTGAACAATCATTCACCTCTGAGGGGAACGATACTTCACCTGTGAGGGGAACAATCGTTCACCTCCTTAATATAGAAGAAAAGAAAAGAAAAAAAGTTATTAAGAAAGCGGGCGACCCGCCCGATGGGAACGCCAGCACGCCGGACTTCGAGGATGTGAGCGAGTATTTTTTGGATGCTGGATGTGAAAACAGGCTTGCCAGCAGGTTTATGAACTACTATGAGGGAACAGGCTGGATGACCAAGACCGGAAAGCCTATAACAAACTGGAAGGCCTTTGCTGATATGTGGATTGACAGAGAGCAAGAGAAGCAACAGTACTGTGAACCAGAGTTCAATCGCCTGTAAAGGTTCTTTCCCCCTACAACCCTCTATCTCCAAAAGCTATACCGTTAGCCAGCAGAGCAAGCCGTTACCAGCATCTGCCGTCAAGCTCTATTGGCTGAATAAAGGCAGACCGTCCAGCTGACCTCTACGCTACGTCACCCTCTATCGTCCGGCGCACCGCGCCGACCGGGTGACCTTCAACGGTAGCAGCATCTAGCCTATCACCATCTGCGACTATTTCACATGGAGAATTGACTTCATTTTGTAGTCGGTTTGATATGTACAAATGTTGCATTGACTATTCCTAGTAGAATGCTATGAATTAATTAAGATACCATAGTACGTTGCTGGGAATTAAATCGAGCAGGAACAGACCAAATCGGATGGCACAAGTTATTATACGAAATAATCTGTGATTATCGGGGGGGTAACTATATCTGTATACTATAATAAGTACGGTTATTATGCGAAATAGATATAACTAGCGGAAGAATAAATTATGCGAAATTGGAACGAGAGGTGATTTTTGAGGTGGTCGGATGACTTAGCGACTATCGCACCTCTCTTTTCCTAAAAGGCGAACGACTATTTCACACAAAAAACAAACGACTATTTGCCGATGGCTCGCAAGAAAACGCTACGACTATTACTCTGCGACTATCAGCGGACAGTTCGTTGCTATACTATATATAGGACTTTCAAACGCTGATTGTCTGACGATTTTACGACTATTCCACGACTATTGGCTACGACTATTCCAGCCGGAACGCTACGACTATTGCTGACCTCTATTAGCTATCGGGCGAAAGCCCGAAAAGAGGTGCGGCGACAAGCCGCCAGTGGTTCCGCCCGCCGTGACCTTGCTACTGGACTGCCCGCCGGGTTGAGAGTGCCGAGCTGACCCGGTACAGGTGGAGACGTTGAACCCCTCAGCAGGTGCACCGGGTCTTTACTGCTGGCACGCTGTCAGCACTTGCCAGCGGATCCGCAGACGGTAGGAACTGACCCTGCCGGGCTGGCACGGTCTGCGATCTGCCGCACTGTCTGGCATGGATCCACGACAGGGGCGCACAGTTGCACCATTATATACCTTATTATAATAGGCGGCTGTGCCGCCCTGCACAGCGTCCGGTGTGGCGGTGGTATCTGGTATCGGTGTGGGTGCAGCGATTGACGGTATGCCCTCCGGCGTGGCACAGGTGGTGTATATGCGGCTTGTGTGGATGCTGTATTGTGTGCGCTGGAATGGGTCAAATCAACGGAAACGCCACTGTAAAGCCCTGTAAACGCTTTTGATGTTTTGGCTGTATAAATTGCATTGATATCAGAAAAGCCGCTGTGAACGCTTGTGTGGGTCTAATACCACGCCGGGCAAAATAAAAGCCCTGCACCCTCAGCAGGTGCAAGGCAAAAGAAAAGCCCGGCCATTTCTGACCGGGTGGAATGCTTCTTATTTGGACGCCTTAAACAGCGCTGAGAAAAACCAAAAGATGAACAGGATGCAAGATAGCATCATGCGTGCACCTCCAGTCTAACGCCAAAATTGGTAAAGGTGCGACGCTGTGAGATTGTAACAAGGTCAAGCCCTGCCGTGCTGATACCATAACGGGCGCACTCTTTGGCCGTGTACAGTTCGCCGCCGATTAAATACCGCTTGACCTTGCCGCAATATGCGCCAGCGGACACAACCGCCCGCCCGTCAAGCCCTGCCGGAACACGATAATATAACATAATTTGCGCCCCCTTATACCACACTAAAACGCTTGTAGGTGGTCTTGCTGCTACACTCTGCATACACATCCGGGTGCAGCGTCTTGAGTAGCTTGCTATCTAGCCGGACACTCTGCACATCTTTGTAAATGGCTTTTGCCGTACCCTGCGCCATTTCCGGCGCACCTTGCATCATGCAGATAATATCTGCTTTAATGCTTTCGTTCATTGCTTCAAGCTCTTCTAAAAGCCGCTTGTTTTCTCGGTATTCGTTCACCTTTTCTTCAAACAACGTCATTTTTAGCCCTCCTGTTTAGCTGTTAAGAAATGCGATCATAACCAGTGCGCCGGAAATCATGCCGCCCACGTACCAGAGGGCAGCCCACTGGGAAAAGTCAAGAGCGATCATGCTTGTTATACCTCCTTATAATACAGGCCGTCGGCGCGGCAGATTTTGCGGATACGGTTGCAAGCCTGATACAGTGCGCGGGCTTGCACGTCAAGCCACGTTTCCCGGCTATTGGGCTTATACGCTCCGCCGTGTTTACGCTTGAGTTCGGACGGGGTGCAAACGCGGGCGGCAATATCGGCGTTATAGCACAGAGAGCAACCACCATTGCTGTACTGCTCCCAGCAGCTTGCACCGTTGAGCGCCCACCGCTCAAGCTCTGCACCGTCAAGGGGCAAGCGCTCCATATTGTTCGTGCCCTCCTGCACATCGTCCAGTAGGTCGAGAGCGTACAGCGTGACGGCCTTGTTCCACGCGCTGCGATCGTGGCGGGCGTTGAGTTCGGCGCGGATGGTATATGCAAGTGCGGTGTAGTCGGGAGCGGCTGTGGCGTTGCTCTGCTCTGCTGCGGCCTGCTCCATCTCGTCGAGGATGGTGAGGGCTTTGCGGTAGTCCTCGCGGCGCTCCTCGCAGCACTTGGGAGCGGTAATATAGCCGTTGAGCTCCGCGCGGAAATCTTGCTCCCAGTTGGTGCAGTCCACACGAGGTGCGCCGTTTTCGTCAAGGTCGAAATCCTCCTCAAGGATGATTGCAGCAAAGAGGTCTTCCGCCCACAGGCGTTCCCAGTACTTTGTGATGTTAATTTTCATGGTTTTTGTCCTCCTGTTTTGTGGTGGTGTAACACGTTCTTGTGTTGCCTATATAGTAACACGTTCTTGTGTTGATGTCAATGGTTTTACACACATTCTTGTGTTGAAAGTCGTTCATGTTTGAGTGTGTCCAAATCTGCACAGTTTCGGACACACTCCACGCCCTCCACCACCCGCCGCCGGTACGATCTGCCCGGCGTGGGCGGTCTGGTATCGGGTGCAGACCGGTGCAGCGTGTCCAGCGTCCGGGCGTGTGTGTCGGTGCGTGGCGTGGTCTGCCTTGCATCTGGCACGGCCTGCCCTGCTGCCTGTGCTGTGCAGTCTGTCCGGGTGCGCTGGAGGCTGGTGGCTCCACCGGCGGGGTATACAGCCGCCGCCCAGCCCCGCCCGGTCAGTCCCGTCACCACCGAAAAAATAAAAAAGACCCACCCCGCCTTCACAAACCAAAACCCATCCGATTGTGCAAGTCTCCAAAAATTCCAAAAAATACAAAAAAGACCCCTTTCGGGATCTTAGATGTGGTATACTTGAACGAAGGAAAGGGGCATTGTAAAATGGCAAAACTCATAAAGTGTAAACACTGCGGCGCAAGGATAGCCGTTACCGCTAAAACCTGTCCGCAGTGCGGTGGAGAAAATACACCTCCGAAACCTGTTTATCAAAGATTTTGGTTCAAGGTCATTGCGGTAATGTTCGTACTAGCTTTTATTATGGATTTGGTAAGCCCTCGTGACAAAACAGATACTGCGGCTAGCTCTGAAAGCGAAAAATCACCATCATCCGTTGCGTCATCTGTGAAGGCAGAATCTGAAAATCCGTCCGTCACCTCGGAAGAAACCATAAAAAGGGACGGTTCTTTTGTTTTAGTTGATGAAGTTCTTGGCGATTATGGAAAAGAAGAAACGAACAAGAATGGTTATAAATATATCTGGTACATGGTTCCGGCTGGCACATACCAAGTTGAGAATCGAAACAAAGAAGCTACAGTATTTGTGGTGTCTGATGCAAACTCTGATGATGTGAGCAACGTGCTTAAATTTGAAAAAGCTGGTGAACGGCAGAATGTTACCGTTAAAGACGGTTATCATATCGAACTTTCAATTAGCACGGAAATTCTATTAACGCCAGTTAAATAAATGGAGAAATACAAAATGAGCTTTATAGGAGCAATAGGAGCCATCGCAGACCTTGTAGAAGGATAATCACATAACACAAAAAGCCAGCGGCTAGATGTTCTCTAACCACTGGCTTTTTTTATTGGCTGTTTACTTCACGATTTCACCGTGATAGGGATGGTACTCAACATTTGGCAAGGGCATCCAATACTTCACATCGTGCATGATGCACTTGCTGTCACGGAGCAGAACCGGCTCGATCTCGCCGTTTTCGTTCGCTTCAAAGGAAAGCTGACCGCTATCGACAATCTTTCCGTCACAAGCGATAACAGGCTCGTGGACGCACTCGCCGTAGTCAACGATGCGCCAGAGCTTCAGCATGGTCTCAAAAGCGTAGTTGAGGTATTCCCCCATATCCTGAATCTTATCTGCAGTAAGCATAGCTGTTCTCCTTTCAAACTGCCATCTGGGTCTGGCTATTGACGTTCTGAATCATCATTACGGTGTTTGCACAAGGCCGCCACCGTTCGATATAGGCGATGGCGTTGTCAAAATCCTTGCGAGGAACGTTGCTGATGCTGTTCACATGGAACCAGTCCTGTGCATCCTTGTTGCATTCACTGTAAACCTTGCACCGGGTGGACTTGTCAAGGTATGCAGGAGAGGTCTTGCCGCCAAGTGCTTCAACCACGACACGGTTTACCGCACGGCGAAGCGCACGCTGCTGCTCATAGTCCACTGTCATGTTGGTTTCAAGAGCAGAGATGCGCTTTTCGTGCTGCATGGAACGGTTGTCCAGAACGAAGATTGCTTGCAGTTCTTTGGATGCCCCTGCGAACTGGTTGACGGCCACGTTCTTCTCAAGGTCAATCAGCTTCTGGCGAATCTCCATACCCTCAGGTGTCCGCTGAATCATTGCAATGTGCTTTGCCATGTCCAGCTTGATGATGTGGTCGATTTGAACCTGTGGCATTTTACGCCCATCTTCACGGTGAACATTTTTGTTCTCCGTAAAATAGTCCGTTCCATCGACAAACCCGTATTCCACCATACGGGGAAACCAGATGTGATAAGGGGTCTTGATTTTGAGCTTTTCGTGCAGTTCCCGACCCAGCACTACCTTTTCGCCAGTGTCGGTATCATACACAGGGATAACATCTTCGGAGAAGATACGGATGTTTTCAAGGCTATTATTCATAAAATTTTATCCTTATGTCTTGCGAGAGCAAGCCATCTTTGGTATAATAACCCAAAGAGGGCCTATACTCTCTGGATGTGTTATGATACGTTCGCTGTGGTCGCCAAACTTTAGCGAGCGTATCATTTTTCGTTTTCATCGGTCTCCGGGATTGGATGCACTTCAAAGAACGTGTCACGGATGGCTGCGGCCTGTGCGACCTTGTGTTCGGTGCAATAGGCTTTCAGCCACTGGAACTGCCGTTCGGTCAGTGCAACAGTGAACGTGTGATTGTGGCGTTCAAGATAAGGACTGTACATAAACTCACCTCCCTTCATGTGGGTGCAACCAGTATACGCAATATGTTGTGGTTTGTCAATTACGCAAACGCTTAATGTAGTACTGGTATCTGTACAAAATCTAAAAGTTTGTAGACTTGCACAAAATTTAACTGTTGTTTTTGGCTGCTCCCGCTTTGTACCCTGCCCGGTAGTTCAGTTCGGACAGTTTGCCCAGCGCTTCTGCATACTCCTTGTCCTTGCTGGTCGGCTCTTTGCCGTGGGAGAGGGTTTTCAGAAATTCTTCGGTTGTCGTAGGAAAGTTCATGTTTTTTGCTCCTTTCTATTGCAGAAGCTGTCTGCTTCTGCTATAATAATTAACAGAAACTGAGACTGCGCCCTTGGTTGCGCAGCTTCTGTTTTGTGGTGGAATAGGTCGTCAGTGCTACTTTGGTCGGTCGTGCTGACGGCCTATTTTTTATGCCACAAAGAATAAATCTACCGTTGTTGGCTGATTCATCGTGTGCTCTGCTGTCTTAGATTATAGACGTTTGGTATATAGTTGTCAACAGCCCAATTTGTATAATTCAGTCACACATCTGTGACATTTTACGCATTCTAACGTAAATTTACGTTATTTGATAGTACTTCCGTAAACGGATTAGTTTACCCTAGTGATAGTAACTCAAAAGATATTTTTCGATAATTCGTAAGGCTATTATTCAAGTATACAGTTTGTAAAGCAACGAAAAAGTTTACAGCCGTTTTATCACCCTATTGATAGTAAAAAATTTGCAAAAAACACAAGAAGGTGTTGACAGTGACACGAGAATGTGTTATCATTGGGTCGAAAGAGAGGTTCGATAAAAATGGCAGAGAAGAAAAAAGGCGGTGCAACCAAAAATAAAGTCAATTCCGGGGACATTCTTCGTTCCGTTATGAAAATCAGAGGATATACTTCTGCATCTCTTGCAAGGCAAATGGGATATGAAGTTTCTTCTTATGTGACAAACCGCGTTAATGCGGATGATTTAAAGTTGTCCACAATGGCAATGCTCTTGGAAGAAATGAAATACCAAATCGTGATTCAGCCTATTGGTGCTGATGTTGCATCGGATGAATTTGTTCTTAAAGTTCTTGAAAGAGACGGTGAACCTGAATGATTTACGGTTATGCTCGTGTCAGTTCCGCTGGGCAGGCGATTGACGGCAACAGCCTTGAAGCCCAGTCTGAACTTTTGAAAGCCAACGGCGCACAGAAAATCTTTTCGGATGTTTACACCGGCACGAAGCTGCACCGGCCTGAACTTGACAAGCTGATGGCTGAAATCCAGCCGGGAGACACGCTGATCGTGGCGAAACTTGACCGTATTGCTCGTTCCGTGAAGGGCGGTATTGAAATTATTGACAGCTTGCTTGCAAAAGACGTGTCCGTGAACATTCTGAACATGGGCGTGATGAATAACACGCCTACCGGCAAACTGATTCGCACGGTGATGCTTGCCTTTGCAGAGTTTGAGCGTGACATGATTGTTGAGCGCACCAGAGAGGGCAAAAAGATTGCCAGCCAGCGACCTGATTACAGGGAAGGTCGCAAGCCCACCGAGTACGACCGCAACCTCTTTGATGTTCTGCATGAACAGGTGGAAAAGCGTCTGCTGACCGTCACCGACGCTGCCAAACAGCTTGGTGTGACCCGCCAGGCATGGTATCGGATTGCTGAACAGAACAGGTGAAAGTATGGCTAGAAAACTTTACGCAGTGACAAGCGGTGAATACACGGATTATCACATCATTACTCTGACCGAGAGCCGTAGACGTGCGAAGAAAATCGCAGAGATGTACGATGCCAATGTTGAAGAATACGAGGATAACGAAGAGTTGACGGCAAAACCACTCACTTATACGGTTTACGCCTATGGTGGCGCAGATTGCCGTGAATCGCATTTAGATAACGTTGAGAAAAATGTTATCATGGGTCACGGATTCGCTTATGTCGATGCGTGGTCTAAGCAAGATGCAGAGCGGAAAGCTGATGTTATTTTTAAGGAAGTCCGTGAAAAAATGGAAGCTGAACGCAAGGCGAAAGAAGAAGCATACAGGAACACTCCTACATGGCTTGCCAAACGCGAAAACGGAAAAATCTACGTCATTCCAGAAGATAACAAAACAAACTCAAGTGGAGTTTTGTTTGGATGCAGAGCATTCATCAAGGCTCCTACAATAGAAGAAGCTATGAAGATTGCAGCAGCTATGTTTACGGATTATGACGCAAACCGTTTGAAAGACGCGAGGTGACATTGTTCGCAACTTAGAATAAAACCGAATATTTGATTTTTGTGCAGTTGTAGGCACTCTTTACATTTTCAGGTAGGGGGTGCCTATTTTTTTATGCAGCCAAAGCAGTGCATTGCCATCATTAACAGCATCAAAGCGTATGCAAAGCAGAATCCGATCGAAGCACAGGTCTATGAGGACTGGTTTCAGGCGGTGGTGAACCTAAGAGATGCCCTGCCGCAAGACAAGCGGTTCGATGCCTACAAATACTCTGGTGAGCTACGCTCTGTCTGTGCAACCATGATGAGCAAGATGAAAACAGGCGAGGGCGTGGCGAAAGTTTATGACATTATCAGCCGGACGTACTTGTTTGAATCAAAGGATGTGTTCGACAGCTATTGCATTTACCTTGAATGGAATCGTGCGCCGGAAAAGAAGTTCTATCAGCCTAGACGCAGAGTGCTGAAGGTGCTGGCAGATGACTTAGAGGATTTGTTCTATAAGCGGATAGATTTCTTGGGGGTCAGTCTTCCGGCTCGCGTGGGCAAGAGTACGCTGTGCATTTTCTTCATCACATGGCTAATGGGCAACCGTCCTGACGTTGCATCGGTTATGAGCGGGCACTCTGACAAGCTGACCAATGGCTTCTACGGCGAAGTGTTGTCTATCATCACTGACCCTGTGACCTATAATTGGGGCAAAATCTTCCCTGATGTTCAGCTTGTAGACAAAAGCGCAAAGGACGAAAGCGTTGACCTGAACCGTAAAAAGCGTTTTCCCACCCTGACTTGCCGCTCTATTGGCGGTACGCTGACTGGTGCAGTTGAAATCGGCGAGGGCGGCGTTCTGTACAGCGATGACTTGATTGAAGACTTGGAAGAAAGTCTGAACGTTGAGCGTCTGAACAACAAGTACGATGCTTATCTGAACCAGCTAAAAGACCGTAAAAAGCAGGGCGCATTGGAGCTTATGGTCGGCACACGCTGGAACGTGCTTGACCCTCTGGGACGCATCCAAAACCAGTATGCAGACAACCCGAAGTATAGATTCCGGGTGATTCCCGCTGTGGACGAGAACGGACACAGCAACTTCAACTATGACTACGGTGTTGGATTTGACGATGCCTACTATGCCGATATGAAATCCAGCATTGATGACGCAACATGGTGGGCAAAATACATGGGCAAGCCCTATGTGCGTGAAGGTCTGCTGTTCCCTGCCGATGAACTGCGGTATTTCAACGGCGTTCTGCCTGATGGAGAGCCTGATCGCAAGCTCATGGTCATGGACATTGCATGGGGCGGCGGTGATTTTACCGCTTGTCCTATCGCTTATGTGTATGGCGATGCTGTGTTCATCCCTGACCTTGTGTTCAATAACGGAGACAAGACCGTGACCCGCCCGGAAGTCGTTGGCAAAATCATCCAGCATAAAATCAACGTGGTGCGTGGAGAAGCCAACAACGGCGGTGATGAATACTGTGACGTGGTAGACAGCCAGCTCCGGCAGCAGGGCTATCACTGCTCTGTTCGCAGCCAGCGTGCGCCAAGTGGTCAAAGCAAGCTGTCAAGAATCATCCAGTATGTGCCGGACATCAAACGGTTCTATTTCCTTGATGAAAAGCACCAGTCGAAAGAGTACAAAGCGTTCATGGAGCAGGTGACAATGTTTACGCAGCTTGGCAAAGTTCCGCACGATGACGCACCGGATAGTCTGGCACAGCTTGCCGATGAATTGTATAACGGAATCAGTAAAATCGAGCCTGTCAAGAGGCCTTTTTGATTAAAAACACAATATATTGTGTTCGCTGGGTCTATTTATTTGATTTCACTACTTGACAAGGCTTATAATGTACGCAGGAAGTTTTACAGCTTCCCTTAAAGGAATAGCTTGCACGCGGGGTTTTGTCATTTTACTCGCGTGCGTGTCAACAAGCGTATTCCTCCTTTCACCGGTGGAGGTTTTCTCACTCTTTCGCCTTCACCGGGCTTTATATGTTGCGTTTCCAATTGTTCGGGGAATGCCAGTCTGTCTCCCCCACGGCTGGCAAGCAACGGTTCGATTCCGTTACGCAGCACAACCAACTACCTAGCTTTGCATGGACTTATTCTCCAAAACCTCCACCGCTATTCCCGGCTCTCAATGTAATGTTTAGGCATGACATTGCAAAGAGCAGCGGTTAACCAATCAAGCCGGGTTTTTATGCCGCATTAGCTTAGTATGGTTAGAGCACTCGGCTCATAACCGGGCATACATTGGTTCAAATCCATTATGCGGCACCAAAATTGCAGCTTACCCGTTTACGTCTGTCCGACAACTGAATGTAAAGGCTGCAATGGTTTTCTTCGGGCGAAGAATAGCACGGCTGGAAGTGCGAATAGTTTCCCAGTAGCTTCTGACAGGTCTGTGCTCAACAGCCTGTTTCCAGAAATCCAACGAAAGGAACGCTTATGCTAGTTAGAATCTGTTGCCCTTGTATCCGGAAGAACCCCATCTATAAGAACGTCCGCTGCAACCGCTATCTTGGCGAAGTGGACGGACGATACCATTTCAAGTGCGACAGATGCAAGGGCGTTATCGAAGGAGATACGAAAGAAGGATGGGTTAAAATCATCCATCCACCCGAAAAGTAAATAGCTTTTGAAGCGCAGTTTTGGCGCAGTGAGATAGACCTTAACAGGTTTGTCTTACTGCGCTTTTTATTTTGCCAGGAAGGAGGAACACATGGCTGAGTATCAGATGGTCGTTGGTGGATTTTTGAATAATCCGCTGACCGGACGCAGACCGATTGAAACGCCGGAGACGGAAATCAATCAGACGAACGTGCTGAAAGTGGTTATGGGCAAGGCAGAACCTATTCATCTGCTGAACAAGAATGAGATTCGCTTCCTACACAACTACTACTTGGGTAGCCAGCCTGTCCTCCATCGCACGAAGGAGTATCACGCTGAAATCACCAACCGCATTGTAGAGAACCATGCCAACGAGTGCGTGGGCTTCTACACAGGTTATATGAGCGGCACGCCTTGCTCTTATGTGCGGTCTGAAACGGCAACAGGTGACGGTGAGGAAATTGCCCGGCTGTCCAACGCCTTGCAGTATGAGGGCAAGGACGCGCTCGATCGGCGGCTCTGGCAGTGGATGTTGGAGTGCGGACAGGGATACCGCATCGTTCTTCCTGACAAGGGGTATGGTGGCAACTACCCAGACGAAACGCCCCTGCTGGTGGACGTTCCAGACCCCGACATGGCGTATGTGATTTACAACTCCGGCATCGGTCACAATCCGATTGCCAACGTGCTGCACATTCCACGCAATTATCAAAATGACCTGAACGACCTGATTTGCGTGTACACGCCAAACCAGTACTTTGAAATCGACAACGGCAAGGTCACAAAGTCGGAGAACCACTCTCTGGGAATGCTGCCGATGGTCGAATACAAGCTCAACCCGGAGCGCATGGGTCTGTTTGAACCGGCTATCCCTGTGTTGGATGCCATCAACGACCTTGAAAGCAACCGCTTGGACGGCGTGGCGCAGTTCATCCAGTCCATCATGGTATTTACAAACTGCCTTGTGGACAAGAATGCGCTTGACCAAGTAAAAGAGCTTGGCGCAATGTGCCTGAAATCCACTTCTGGTATGCCCGCTTCTGTCTCGCAGATTGCGAATGAGCTTGACCAGCAGCAGAGCCAGACCTTGCTTGATTCCATGTTGAACGTGTACCGCAGCCTGACTGCCATGCCTAGTGCTACCGGCAGTGAGAACGCAACGTCTGACAACGTGGGCGCAGTTATCGTTCGCAACGGCTGGAATCACACAGAAGCAAGGGCGCAGCAGTACGAGAATATGTTCAAGTTCTCGGAACGCCAAAGCTTGTCTGTGATGTTGAAAATCCTGCGTGATACGGCTGGTTCTAAGCTGATGGCAAGTGACATCAACATCAAACTGCCGCGCCGCCAGTACGATAACCAGCAGAGCAAGGTTCAGATTTTCGCACAGATGCTCGGTCAGCCCATTGACCCGCAGTTGGCGTTCACTACGCCCGGTCTATTCCCTGACCCGCAGGCTGCTTACGAAATGAGCAAGCCTTTCCTGATTGCCGCTGGTAAGTTGGGCAAAGATGGGAAAGCACCGAAACCGCAGGAACGGCCTAAACAGGATGCTACCGGCACAAATGTCGGTAGCACGGAAACAGAAACAGAGGACGAATAGTCCTTTGCCATAAACACGGCAGGGAAGCCGGGATACAAATTTCGCAGCGTTGCAGGGAAGCAACGGTAAAAAAACGCAGGAGGAAATTAACGATATGAAACTCAATGTGTTGCTTGGTGATGCCTACAAAGATGGCATGACCGCCGATGAAATCATTTCTGCGCTGGAAAAGGTTGCAGACCCTAACGCAGAGGTCGAGAAGCTGCGCAACGCCGTGACGAAAGCCAACGGCGAAGCTGCCGAGTACAAGAAGCAGCTCAAGGCAAAGCGTACCGATGACGAGAACGCCGCACAAGAACAGGCTGACAAGCTGGCAGAGATGCAGAAGCAGATTGAAGCCTTGACTGCCGATAAGGAGAACCTCCTTAAGGAAAAGACCCTTGCATCTTACCGTGAGAAGTTCGTTTCACAGGGTTATGACGCTGAACTCGCCAACAAGGCTGCGTCTGCACTGGCTGACGGTGACATGGACAAGGTGTTTAAGTTCCAGTCGGAGTTTATGACCGCCCACGACACCGCATACAAGGCTTCTCTGCTGAAGGATATGCCCACACCTCCGGGTGCGGATAGCAAGGGCGGCTCTGACAGTGATGGCGTGGCGTTTGCTAAGAGCCTTGCGCAGCAGAACGCAAATACTTCTAAGGCATCGAGTGACGCAATGAGTGCTTTCCATTAACAAGGAGGAAAACATGAAGTTTACCCGAAACACGGTCAACGGAATCAACGATACCATCCTTGCTTCCAATGACTACACTGCCATTCCTTTTACCGTGACCGAAACTGCTGCGGTTAAGGCTGGCTATCCCATGACCAAAGCTGGCAAGAAGGCGACTTCCGCCACCGCAGATGGCATTCTGCTGTATGACGTTGACCCAGCAGAGAACCCCAATGCTTCCCTGCTGATTCGTGGCGTTATCGACACCAAGAAGGCTGCCGCAAGCTCTGGCTTCACCTACGATTCTGATGCAATCACTGCGCTTAAGACCGCCATTCCCGGTATCTTCTGCCGTGACAACATCAGCGTAAACGCTTAATAGGAGGTAAAACAACATGGCACTGAATCTTAAGGAAGTCTTTGCCCCGGCTGCGATTGCCGCCTATTGGACGAATGACCCTTCCAATGCGATGCCTTTCGCATCTGATGCACTGTTCCCTGCAAAGAAGAAGGCCGGTCTTGACCTGAAGTGGCTGCGTGGTCACAAGGGCGTTGGCGTGTCCCTGATGCCCAGCGCATTTGATGCAAAGGCTACGTTCCGCGCCCGTGAGGGCTTCAAGTTCGATGAGACCGAGATGCCGTTCTTCCGTGAGGGCTATCATCTGGGCGAGAAAGACCGTCAAGAAATCCTGCGTGTTCTGGGCAGCAACGACCCCTACGCTCGTGACGTGATGAACCGCCTGTACGATGATACTGCACAGCTTATCACCGGCGCACGCATCGTGCCTGAGCGCATGATCTGGCAGCTGCTGGCTCCCACCAATGGCGTTCCCGGCATCACCATCAAGGCAAACGGCGTGAACTACACCTACAACTACGACCCGGACGGCACTTGGAAGTCCACCAACTACAAGGAAGTCTCTGCCGCAAAGTCCAAGTGGAACGTCGCCACCGCCACCCCTATTGCTGACCTGAACGCTGCAAAGGACGCTGTTCTGGCAAGCGTTGGCGAGGTCGTGACTGAGGTGTACATGAACACCGCCACCTTCCGCAACATGATTGCTGCGGATGAGGTGAAGAATCGGTTTATGACCGTCACCGCAAAGGCAAACGCCGTTCTGCTGGATGCTGAAGCACGGCAGATTATCGAATCTGCAACCGGTCTGAAGATTCATCTGTACGACAAGATGTTCAAGGCAGACCAGTACAGCGCAAGCGAGAAGTATCTGCCTGACGGCATGGTGGTGGTTGCTCCGTCCGGCGCTCTGGGCAGCACTTGGTACGGCACTACCCCTGAGGAAGCCGACCTGCTGTCCGGTCAGTCTGGCGCATCCGTGTCCATCGTAAACACCGGCGTCGCCATCACAACTGAGCTGACCGTTCACCCGGTCAACGCCAACGTTTATGCTTCTGAAATCGTCCTGCCGTCCTTTGAGCGCATGGACGCTGTGTACTGCATCAAGGCTTACTAAGGCGAAAGGAGGAAAGCAGCATGGGAGACCAGTATTCTGAAGCGGCAGTCAAGCTGGGGCAATACATTGCTCCTGCACTTGACCGTGAAGTCATGGACGAGGACTACCCACTCTTCGACCTGCTGCTTGATTTTGCCAAAGACAAGATATTTGCACAGGGCTACCCTTTCGGCAACAAACCGGACAAGCTGCCCTTGCAGTATCAGTCGTTGCAGATACGCATTGCAGCGGAACTGTACAACCACATCGGCGCAAACGGACAGACGAGCTATACCAACAACGGCATTACTCGTGTGTGGGAAAGCTCCGATGTGGCGCAGTCCCTGCTAAATGAAGTGGTTCCGAGAGTAGGTGTTATCGGCTGATGTTCAATGGAAGCCCTCTGGACAAGCGCCCGCTTTGGTATTCAAACCCAGTCGGCGAGAAAACACCTGTTGTTGACGAATGGGGAAACGAAACCGGCGAAACATCGCAGACGTGGAGCGCCCCCGCAAAGCTGATGTTGAACGTCAGCCCGCCTACTGGTTCTGCTGAAGCAAGCCCTTTTGGGGCGTTCACGGATTACAGCTATGTGGTCAGTTCGTCCAGCAGAAAGCATAACACTCCACTTTATGAGGGAACGCACGTCTGGTTTCAGACGGATGTTTCAAAGCCCTTTAACTACATTGTGGTCAAGGTTGCAGAGCATATCACGGACACGTTGTATGCGCTGAAAGAGGTGGCTGCAAGTGAAAATTAAAGTGAGGTTGAACGATGCCGGACTTCGTGATGCGGAACGTCAGATACAAGAGTACAAAACCACCCTGAATCAAAAAGCGCAGGAGTTTGCACGGGCGTTGGCTCAAAAAGGCATTGACGTTGCAACGATTAGGTTTGCTAACGCGCAGTACGCCGGTGACAACGATGTGACGGTTGAGCGCGACCCTGTGCAGACATCTAATGGCTTTGCAATTGTAGCTCACGGGAAAGCGGTTGCGTTCATTGAGTTTGGTACTGGCGTATCTCATTCCGCTTATGGCGGCGAACTTCCTGATGGCGTTGGCGAACACGGAACATACGGCAAGGGGAACGGACAGCACAAGCGTTGGTACTACTACGGCGAATCTGGCAATGCTGGAACGCCTGTTAAACAGGTTGATGGCAAAGGTCAGTTGAATTACACCAGCGGTAACGAACCAGCTATGGCTATGTGGGGAGCTGTTGAAGAAATGGCTTCTCAGGTAGAAGCAACGTGGAGGGAGGTCTGGAGCAGTTGATCGATTATTTCAATTCCATCTTCACGGCTTTTGCGACCGAACTTCGGAAACAGGTTCCCGGCATCTTTGTCACCGGTGAAATCAACGACAGCAACGTCAAAAAGTTTCCATGTGTGCAGATAGAGGAAAACAGCAATCTCCCGGTTCATCGGGATTCTGCCAGCCGAAGCAAGTACGCCGCCGTTTCCTTGCGTGTGCGTGTCTACTCTAACAAAACAAGCGGACGCATTGCAGAAGCTCGTTCCATCGTTGGAATCGTGGATTCTGTATTGGAACCGCTCAATTTTTATCGCAAATCGTTTGCCCCGTTGAATGGGCTGTACAACAATTCCGTCTATCGGATTGATTGCAGCTACGGGGCAACAATCGGAGAGGACGGAATGATTTACCGAAACTAAGGAGGTAAACATTCTATGAGTACTGCTATCTCCGGCCTGAATACCACCCTATATTGTGGCGACAGCGCAACCGCTCTGACGAAGCTGTGCGACATCAAGGATGTACCCGACCTGATCTCTGAGCCGAACCTTCTGGATGCCACCACTCTGTCTGACCCCATGCAGGTCAACATCTTTGGCATTATCCAGTCTGATACCAAGTCTTTTACCGCCAACTACAACAAGACTGACTACAAGAAGGTCAAGGAAGCTGGCTACGATGAGACTTCCGAGAGCAACACCGTGAAGTATTACGCCCTGAAGATGCAGGACGGCTCCGGCTTTACTTGGCAGGGTATGCATCAGGTTGGCTTGTCCGGCTTTGGCGTGGACGAGGTTGTGGAAATGACCATCAACTGCATCTTCACCAAGAAGCCTGAGTTCAGCGAGACCCTGACTGTCAACGGCGGCTAAACCGCAAAAATCGAATCAATCAAACCGGGCAGAACTGAACAACGGATTTGGTTCTGCCCCTATTTATAAAGGAGAACATTTATTATGGCTGCAAAGGTTATCAATTTTCATTCCCCCGACGGCAAGAGCACTTACGAGTTGACTTTCACCCGTGAGAGCGCAGAAGCTACCGAACGCGCAGGCTTTCAGATTGGCCAGTACACCCAGATGACCAACCTGCTGTCCAACTCCCGCGCCCTGTTCTACGGCGCGTTTATCGCCCGGAATCGTGGCATCAAGCGTAAAGTCGTGGACGAAATGTTTGCCCACATCGACGAGAAGGAAGAGCTGATGGCTGTGCTGCTTGAGATGTTTGTGGACGCTTCTAAGTCTCTGCTGGCAACTGATACTGAGGACAAGACCGCAAAAAACGCAACGTGGGAGATTGTGTAACCGCACAATCTCAGGAACCAGACGGAGAGGGAGAACCGTTTTCCTTCTCCAAGCTGTTCCATGATGTAGAAGCCTATTATATCTCCATCGGCATGACCTACGATCAGTTCTGGCACGGCGATGTCTGGCTGGCCAAGGTATACCGTGACGCAGAGGAGCTGCGAGAACGCAGAGCTAATGCAGAAGCATGGAGAAACGGTTTTTACATGGCATCTGCGCTTTCCTCTACGGTTGGCAATATGTTCCGAAAGAAAGGGTCTAAGCCGATCAAGTACATGGATAGACCGCTTCCCCTTACTCAAAAGGAGAAAGACGAGTATGAATACCAACGCGCAGTTGAGGCGCAGGAGCGAATCAAGAGAATGATGTTCTCTATGATGGAGCAAAAGGATGGTGGTAGTGATGGCTGATGTTGATATTACAAGCTTATCCGTAGAAATCTCTGCGGAATCCAGCGGTGCGGAGCTTAATATCGACAAGCTCGCTACCGCCATTTCTAATTTGCGGACAAAGGGCAATGTGACGAAGGTTGTCAACAGCCTTGATAAGCTGTCCGCTTCCATTTCTGCGCTGAAACAGGCATCCACCGGGCTTTCTGGGTTAGATAAGCTGACGGATTTTATCGACAAGATTTCTAACGCCAATATGAATGAAAGCGCAAAAGGAATTCGAGCTGTCGGCAATGCGTTGAATCGAATCTCCAATGTGAATATCGGGAATATCGATTTTACCGGGTTAAGCAGTAAAATGGAGAGCCTCAGAAAAGGCATTGCTCCAATTTCTTCTATTAGCGATTCTTCTATGAAGGGCTTGCGTGGTGTAAGCAGCGCAATCAATTCCATTGCTAAAATCCCAAGCATTACAAAGAAGCTGGACTCTAAAACGCTTGATGATTTTGCGGAAGTTTGTAAGAAAGTGGCATCCGCTATTTCTCCACTCGCTTCCAAGCTGGACAAGGTAGGGCGCTCTTTTTCTTCACTTCCATCTAAAATTAAAAGTGCTGTCAATTCTACAACCCGCTTTTCTTCGGCAAACCAGAAAGCAAGTACTAGCCTTTCAAGCTTGGCAAGCCAGTTAGAAACCATCAAGAAACGTGCAGCACAGCTAGTTTCTCTGAAAGCTATCGCCACTTATCTTGCCAATGCCGTTACTAAGTTCAATGACTTTTATGAAGCAACAGACTTGTTCAATAACGCAATGGGCGAGTTAAGCGGTCAAGCAACAGAGCTTATCAATAAGATGGAGTCTCTGCTTGGCATCGACCCGACAGAAGCAATGACAAACATTGCTACGATCCAAAGCCTTGCAACTTCGTTCGGTCTGGCAAGCGATAAAGCGTATATTTTATCCAAGAACCTGACCCAACTTGCCTATGACGAATCGTCCTATTGGAATAAAGATACCGCTACTACCTTTACCGCAATTGCTTCTGCTATCTCTGGAGAGCTTGAGCCTATTCGCCGCTTGGGCGTTGACTTGTCTCAGGCGCGGTTGCAGCAGGAACTTCTTGCTTTGGGCTTTAATAAACAGGTTTCTAGTCTGTCTCAGGCAGATAAGGCAGTTCTTCGCTACATCGCCATTATGAAGCAGACCACGAACGTTCAAGGCAACCTTGCACAGACCATTAGTAGCCCAGCCAATATGGTACGCATTTTGAAGTCTGAAATTTCGCAGCTTGCAAAGGCTGTAGGCCAGCTTCTTTATCCCGCATTTAAGGCAATTCTCCCCGTTCTGATTGCAGCAGTTGACCTTATCAAAGAATTTGTGGTCTCTCTTGCATCTGTGTTCGGACAGAAAATTGAATTTACCGATTTTAGCAAGACACAGAAAGATATTGGCGGCGTGAGCGACGCTATGGATGACACCGCCGATGCTACAAAAGCGGCAGCAAAAGCAGCCAAAGACTATACGATGGGTTTTGATGAATTAAACATTATCGACCCTTCGCAAAACTCTGGTTCTTCCGGCTCTGGTGGCGGCGCTACTGGTAACCTGCTCGGCGACGTTGACCTCTCTCAGTATGATATGTTCAAAGATTATGCTGGGAGCGCTGTTGACGAGATTAAGGAGAAGCTGAAATCTCTTAATTCTTTCCAGATCGGAACACAAATTGGCGAACAGATGAATAAGCTCATGCAGATGATTTATGACGCCGTACACTCTATTGACTGGGCTTCTTTGGGAGCTACTGTCGCCAATGGAATCAATGGCCTAGTTGATGCTGTTGACTGGGATTTGTTTGGCAGATTGCTTGCAAGTCGTTTTACGACGGAGTTTGACCTCTTGGGCGGTTTTCTTGGCCAACTAGACTGGACGTCCATTTTGAACGCCTTTGTCAATGGATTCTCTGGTTTCTTTAACGAATTGACAGAGTGGATTCAAAGCAAAGACTGGTCTGAAATCGGCAAAGCGGTAACGGAAAAGATTTCAAACGCATTGCAAAATGTTGACGTTGGAAAGCTCACTAAGGCGCTTTTTGATTTCATTATTAGTGCAATCAATGGCATTGCCGATTTTCTTTCCGGAACGGACTCTTATCAGCTTGGGCAAGACCTTGTTGATTTTTCCATTCGCGCCGTAACGTCTGTTGATTGGGCCGGGCTAGCTCAAGCCATCGGTCGTTTCTTTGGCGAAGCGTTCATTGAAGCACTTGACTTTATGGGTGGTCTGGTTTCTCGAATTGCCGATTATTTTGAAGAGAAAGTGGCAGAGGGGCCGTTCGATAATGTTGGCCTGAATATCATCTACGGTATTTATTACGGCATTCAAGACGCAATCACGAATGTTGCTTCTTGGATTGTTGAAAATGTGTTCAATCCATTTATCAATGGTTTTAAGTCTGCCTTTGGAATCAATTCCACATCTACCGTAATGGCCGAACAAGGTGGATACATTATCGCCGGATTGAAGAAAGGTATTACTGATGCTATCTCTAGCGTAACTGAAGCCGCAAAGAAAATTCTTTCTGCAATCAGGAGCGCATTTGATAATTTTAGTCTTTTTGATATTGGCAAGAACCTGATTCAGGGTCTTATTGATGGCGTGAACAATATGATTGAAACGGCCAAAAACGCTGTTGCAAATGTTGGCAATGCAGCCATTGATAAGGTCAAGAATGTGCTCGGCATTCACTCCCCTTCTACGGTGTTTGCAGAGATTGGCGGTTACATCGTTCAAGGTCTTGCAAACGGCATCAATGCTGCGCCTCCCTATGTTGAACAAGCTATGACCAATCTGGCAAACGTTGTTCAACAGAAGGGCAACGAGATGATTGACTATGGCGCAGACGTTGCAAATGGCTTTGTTGATAACATGGTTAATACGTTCGACGCAAAGTGGAATGAAATCGACAATGGGCTGAAGAATGATTTTATCGGAACGATTAAGGGCATGATTGATGCGGTCAAGAAAGGTGATATCCAAACCGTCGCCGAAAACACAGCAGCCATCATCTGGAAGGCAATGGGGGAGGAAAACCGAAAACAGGTCAAGTCTTACGCTTCCGACTTGGTTTCCAATCTCACTAGTGCTCTTAAAACCGTTGGTTCCAAAGTATTTTCTTCTGCAAAACTCGTCGGGAACAACATCTTAGCTGGAATCACTT